GTATTCCAAATAATAGTATTGATTTGGTTATAGCAGATCCACCATACCTTCAAGATAGTCATGGGGGGGTGGAGCTTTTGGTGTCAGAAAGAGAGATTATCATAAAGGAGTAGATAGTTTAGGATATGGGTTTGAAGATGTAGTTTTATCTGAAATAGTTAGAGTTTGTAAAAAAATAAACGCATATATTTTTTGCAGTAAAAATCAATTATTACAAATATTAACTTTTTTCAAAAACTATAAATACGATGTTTTAACCTATCATAAAGTTAATCCAACTCCTACTTGTAATAATAAATACTTATCTGATACTGAATATATAGTATATGTTCGTGAAAGCGGAGTGAAACTTTATGGTACTTACCATACGAAAAAAAAATATTTTATACAAGAAAATGGTAAAAGCGAATTTGAACACCCAACAGTTAAACCGCTAAATATTATTAGAACATTGATTGTAAACTCAAGTAAAGAAAACGATTTAATATTAGACCCATTTATGGGTAGCGGAACAACTGCAGTAGCTTGTATTATAGAAAACAGAAACTACTTAGGAAGTGAAATAAACCGAGATTACTTTGGAATATGTCAAGAACGGATAAGAGTAGAGCAAGGTCAATTCATTTTAAAATTGTAAAATAAGATTACAAGAAAAAAGCCCAACCGATTAATTTTAGTTGGGCTTTTTGCTAGTTAAACAATTCCTTTTTGTATTTTCTATGTTCGGACATTGCTAGTGTGTGCTTGTCTTTGTTGTAATAGATTTTAGAGCCACCACGTTGTTCTCTTAGTTCTAAGTTTCTTTTTTGTCTTTCAGGGAAGAGTATAAACTGAATAAGCCTTTTGTTTACTTTAAACATTTTGCTTAGTCCGATTATGCTGAATCCTTCCGAGTGCAAACAAACAATCCTTTCTCGTTGGCAGTCTAATAACTTTGCACTTTTTTTTAATGCCTTGTCTTTAATGGCAATTTTATCTATTTTACTTGGCATTTTTATTCTCCTTTTGCTAGTTCCGACATTTTTTGAAAACACAAATCAACTACAAATCTATCTTCTTCCTTGTCTGCTAAATCCCAAAGTGATTTTACTTGGTACACATTTAGTTCATCAATAAGTTTTTTTATTTGTGATTTGAGCTCTAAGCGTAGAATGTACGAATACAAACCTTCCAAATTAGCGCAGCTATACTTTTTAAGCGTGTTTGGTGTTACTCCATCTGCTTGGACATATAAAAGCCCTTCTCGGTGCAAATAGTTTAAATTACGGCTCTTAGCGTATTTCATTGCTTCTTGGTATTCTTTGCTTTCGCTATCATCAATACAAATTAGCTGATACCAAATGATTTTCTCGTCCTTAGTTCTTTTTATGAATGTTTTTGCCATTTATTCTCCTTTCAGTTTAGCAACGAACGAATAAGCATCTCCTGAGAATATCATTACGCCCTTATCCATAACTTTTATAATTGGATTGGGTATAACTTGACCGTTAACCTTGTCAACCATGCCAATTTGCAAAATATTGTCTTTTACTGCTTCTAATTGGGTTTTACCATAAACCTTTATGAGCATCCCACCTTCGCATGGAAGGGTTTTTTCTTCTGTGTTGTTTAATTTGATTTTTGCTTGCATTATTTTAATTTGCTTGATAATTGTTCGTAGTGATCTAAAATGTGATAAGTTAATTCTTGGTTTTGTTCTAGCAATTCGGGTTTTACTGATGGGTCATTTTGTAAATCGTCAGTAATTACCTTGATAAAGAAATTAATCTTAGGAAAAGATTCTTTCATTGCCTTGAGCAGATTGTCATTTTCGACTATTTTCTTGCGATATGACAACACAAAATCTCTGTCATGTGAAATTGCTTGAAAAAAGTTTCTCATGCGTAATAGGCTAAAACAAACCTTTTGTTCTGTAGTTTGACCAGGAAAGGGTAATTTTTTAATTTGCTCTTCCTGATAGACTTCAATAGTCGCTTCCATGGTATCTCGAATAAGGTCAAATAAATAATCGTCTTCGTGATTCTCAAAGATGTAGCCCCTTTCGGCTTTTAGTTTTTCAATTACTTTCTCTTCCATCTATGCTCTATCTTTAAATGGTCCATTTTTACGATTCTTTTTAGCGTCTTGTGTGCCTTTTACTATTACGAATATAATTCCTATAACACCTAAGACTACAAGTGTTATTGCTGTTGTTATTTCTGTATTCATTTTAATTGATTTTCTATTTGTTTTAAATGTAATTGGTGGTATTTTAATCTCATAATTAACTTATTAATTTTTGCTTGAGTTTTTGAATCAAAACAAAAATTAGCTTCTCCAGATTTGAAGAAGCTATTTAATTGTAGGGTGCAGTCTTTAATCAAACATTTAATCAAAGATTGATTGTAAAGTAGGTTGCTTGTCATTTGGATTGAGTAATGTTTTAACGGTGTAAATAAACTCCTTTTTCCTCATAAATTCTTTAGTGCATTTTATCGCTTCCCTGTACTTAAACAAAGAGTAATGTTTGCTCTGATGCATAAATTTAGTTTCTTTACCGTTGATTATTTCTATAAAATAGGAGGTATCATTGATTTTATCAACTTCTACCTTAAAATCATAGTTACCCATAAATTCTGCTTCAATCTTGGTGTGTGCTATTAGTTCCATTCAGGTAATGTATAAAGAGAATTAAGTTGATGTGTAACGATTCTAATAAGTATATCGCAGCGCAATTTTTTATCAAAGTAGTTTTGCTCAATACAAATTTGTCTAAGCCTTTGCAGCCTATTAAAACGATTTATTAAAACCTCGGTTTTTTTTGATACTTCATTGTTGCGCCTATTGACATCTGCCGAGAAAAAACTAATAAGATTTTCTTTCGAGCTTGCTACCGGGGCATGATTAATTCCGTACAGAATTTCGTTGATAATTGTTTTTATTGGTTTCATAAGTGTTAATGGTTTAAGAATTTTTTTACTTCTGTTGCTGTTTTTTTATTAAGTTTAAATGTTTGTTTTGCGTTTTTTATTTCAAACCATGTTGGAGTTTTTGCTAATTCTTGATGAAATTTAAAGCCCTCAAACCTGATTAAAAATATTGCTTTTTCGTAGCCTATGTAATTATTTGTAGCTCTCATAACTTAATTGTATTAGTTAAAAAGTAAATCAAATATACTAATTCTAAACAAGTTAATAATTCATAAACTAATTTAGCCGTTTGCAATCGTTTAATTATTTGACAAATTTTGACTTCCATAAAGTTCAAGTAATTCTTTTTTAAGTTCAAAGCAAGCAGACATTATGCTATTTATTTTTTCAATTCCTTCTTTCAAATCATCCTTGTCCAGTCCTCCCCACAACTTAATAGAATTATTGCAGTCTGAAATTCGCATTTGATATTCTTGGCGATCCTCATTATCATAAATCTTTATATGAATTGCTGCCATAGATTTAATTGAGTTAGGAACTAAAAAGGTTTTTTTATTTAATTTGCTCATTTTCTTTTGATTTTAGAAGGTTTTGATAATAGATTGGTAATAAGTCTAAGCCTTCAATTTTTGTAGGCTGTAATCGCTTAATTTGCTGTACTACTTGTTCAGCACTTTTGCAGTTAATTACTTTTGTGGTGGTAATTCTAAATTGGCTACCGATTTTTTCAATTTTCATGTGTGTATTGGGTTTTAATTTTATTTTTTAAATCATACCTTCATCAGCAAACGAATAAAAATTGCCGTTGCCAATTATTAAATGGTCAAATACTATCAAATCAATCAATTCGGCTGCTGCCTTTATCTGCTTAGTAAATTGAACATCTGCACTACTAGGGCGAATTTCTCCCGAAGGATGATTGTGGCACAAAATTATACCACTTGCGTTTAAATTTATTGCAGTTTTAAGAACTATTTTAGTATCTACAACAGTTGAACTGCCACCACCTTTGCTTATAAATTCATCTTTTATTATAGCATTATTGCGCTTAAGATATACACACCAAAACTGCTCGTGATTCAGGCCTTCAAGGTGGCTGAATAAATTGTAACTATCTTGAGAGGATTTAATTTTGACAATATCCTTGACTTCATTTCGCCTTACGAGCTCTTTTGCAGCCTTAAAAAATTGACTGCCAAATAATTCATCAAGATTTCCTTTGTAGCCAACAAAATTGGCTAATTCTTCATTTGATAAGGCTTTAAGGCCGTAAGTCATAGCCTTTTCGCTTAATTCTTGTTTATGTGTTTTCATGTGTATTAAAAATTAAATATTGTTTTCGTATTGGTATCTAGTTTTGCCGTTATGCGAAGCCTTAAAATTTTCTGAATCTGAAACGTGCTTAGCCTGGTTTAATAACCTCTCACGATAATAAGGAGCTAAAACCAATTTGTTTAATTTTACTAATTGCATATACTGATTCCATTCAAGGTTTAGCCAAGCATAAGCTCGGAAATTAATTTTTTGATCTATGTTCATATTAAAATTTATCAATAGGTGAGATTATACAAATTAGCGGGTCCGGATCGTCCTCGTTATCCATATTTATAAAACACGCTTCAAAATCATTTTGATTAGGTCGAATAAAACTCATAATTGGAGTTTTATTCAACTGCTCATTCTCTTTTAACGCTTTAGGTAGTATATTTACTAGGCTTTCAATTTCTTGACCATTAGAAAGGTTTAAAACGCATTTTGCAATTTCATTAATAGTCAAAAGGTAGTTTTGAGTTTTATTTTCACTTTCAATCTCTACCATGAGCGATCCATGTTTTGATTTTAGGTGCTGAACAAGAGGTGACAATAGTTCATGTGCTTCTTGCTTGCTGCTTGCTTGTATGTTTACGGAGCAGATAAACTCTCCGAATGTATCGCCAAAACTTTTGGCCGGTTGGTTTGATTTAAAAATATTTGCTTTCATAATTTTTATTTATTTAGTCGTTCTTTTTGCTCTTCAATAATTCTATTTATACACGCTCCTAAACCTAAAACGGTTTTACTTCCCCATGTAGTTTTACATCTCCCTTGCTTGTCAAATTTAAGGTTTAGCATTTGAGCTACCTCATAACCTATTGCGATATTCAATTCGGTTTCTTTGCTTAAAATTTCTGCTTCCATGATTTATTAATTTAAGGTCTACCATATTGTTTTGAATAACGTCCGCAAACGTGTTTTGTACCACATGATGATACACTAATACCAATCATCCCGATTAGTATTAGTATTGTTAATAGTTTTTTCATTGTTTTTATTTTTTTGTTTTTAGTTGATTAATATTGAACTGGACTTGCTAAGTTGTCAAAACCTACATATTTTGAAAACATATAGTTTTTATTATCGATTGTCAAAAATGCTGCATGATTCACAAAATTTACATTTTCATAATTTTGATTACCATTGAAAGCAATAATTTTTAAATCTATGGTGCTATTTTCTCTTATTGCTTGAAGTATTGTAAGCAAGTGTGAATTATGACCGTAGTAGGAATAAAATGATTCATGAAAACAAACACGCTTTACCTCTTCAAATTTTAAAGGTTTGTTGTTCGTATATCCATTTAGTTGGATCGTATTAATAGGTATTTCAATATGAATGTTTTCGAGCTCTTGAGTGTATTTATTTTTGTCAAGCAAGCAAATACGCATAAAACATTTTTCGTGAGCGCTAGCAATAAGCAAAACGCTATTTATTTTATTATTGTGTTTTATAGCAGTTTTTAAAGATGTGTGAATTGATTTTTCCATGGTGTTGATTATTTACATAAATTAAAAAATTCTTCAAGTGTTTCTTGGCAATCAAAAGCGTTTGTCATTGCTTCTCTATATTGTACATGAGTTCCACCCCTTTTATTTTCCTCTGCTTTTATTAGCATTTCGGTGTTAAATACTATTGTTGAATTTTCAGCACTTTCCCATTTTTCAATTTTGCTATTCCAAACAATATTCAATTTTGTTAGTTTTATAATTGGCATAATTTTATATTTTTTATTAATTGATTATTTGATTATTTTAAAAGTGTTGCGCCCTTAGTGCTAAGAGTTCGGACGCATACACACATAGTTATTTTAATACGTTCCGTCCATTATTAAATAATCTTCACCATCAAATGAAAATTCTGTAAAATTCTCACGTTTATATCTGTCATAGTCTATTCGCATATAATCACATAAACTTTCAGCCTTAACAGCATTAGGATAAAACTCCTCAAAATTGTAATATATTGCGTCTGTTGTGTCTTCAATGTACAACAAGTCTTCGGCTTTACTTATTGCGTCACTAATTTTATATCCTTGTTCAAGTAAAAAACAAACTTGCATTTTATATTCACATTCCAAATACTCAAATATTTGTTCTAAATCTTCGCTGCTCATACTTTCGCTGTAAAGACTATCAGGAAAGCCCTCAAAATCTGTAAACATTGGCTCGGGGTCTTCAATTCCACACTCCTCAAAATGATTTTCTAAATACTCATTAAAATCGTCTGCGCTTGAGAAGTCGGATAAATCTACCCAATGACCATGCTCAAATTGCTTTCCTTCGTTGTAGCTTGCATAATCTGTGACAAATAGCTTTGCGGTGTTTGTTGTTGTTGTGTTCATGTGTGTATATATTGTTAAAATTAGCTGCTTTATTGCTGCTAAACGGGTGCAAAATAATACCATTTTTGATATTGTCAAGCGAAATGTAAATAAATATGCTAAATAATTGACAAATAAAATGCAATGTACTGTAAATGAGGTTGTTTATTTTTGTTTTAAAGTTTTAATTTTTGCTTTAATTTCTAAATAATTGGCTTTTTTATCTATTAAATTGAGGTGGTCAAATGTGGCTAAATTTTGTTTATATGCTGCGATAAGATCGGCAATTATTACCCTGGTTAATGGGGTGATATTATAGACGTGTTTTGTTTTTTTGGTCCTTATTTGTAAAAAACCAAATTTCAATAAAATATTCAAACTTATTTTAGTATTAATTTTTGCGTGTTCGTATATTCTAAAAACAGAGCAGTTTGGATGAATATAAACTAAGATCAGAATATGAAAATATAAACTAAGCATTTTTATAAAAGCCACCGAAGCGGAAGGAAAATATTTTATTATTATTTCTTTTTTTTCCTTCATAAAATTTCCCCGACTAAAAGCCAAAAAGTACAAAATATCTTTTTCCTTCATATTTGCCTATTTATTTGCGTTCTGCGCTCGTTTCTTTATGCTCGTAACTAAATACACATCCAAGGTAATTAAAACCCATGTATTGATGTATAAAACGTATTAAGGAGCAAAAGAAGGGGCGAAGCCCCAAAAGCAAAGAAACATATTTTTAACTCAAATTTTATAAATCAATATAATTTTAATACTTTCTTTTTTTGGTTTTGAACTGGTATTAACTTGATTATCAAGTAATTAAGTCTAAGCGTTTGCAAACGGCTATTTTAATATTGCTGCATGGTTATAGGCTGCAAAAAAAAGGTATTAAATGAGCTTTTTAGCCCAAAAAATTAAAAGGGGCAAAATTGCTTTGTTTTCTCCGTGAGCAAATCGCATTTTATGTTTGATTTACAGCTATTTATATTTTTTAAGGTTTGCTTGTAAAATGTTGGTATTCAATAACGTGTTTATTGGGCTTGCAGCCTGTTCTATTGCTTTGTATTGTTTTGCATGATGTGAAGGACCAAAACTAAAACCTAAATACATGGATCGGCTATTTGTTTTTTTGCAGCATATTAAATGTCTGTATGGTATGTTGCAATGCTATTGAGTTGCTGTTGTGCGTTGCTTGTCTGCTTGCTTGTGGTGGCGTGGCTGCCTTCGTTTTTTTATTTTCGAGGGGTGCGGGTTCGGCTTTTCGGGTTCCGGCTTGCGATTTTGCACCCCCTCGCTCATATAGTAACTCGCACCCTCAGTCATTCTCCTTCATTTAACCATTTATTTAACCTCTACTAAACTCTAATTGATTTTCCTTACTGAGTATTAGAAAATAAAAAAGCCCTCGTGAGAGAGCTTAATTAAAATGGTTATTTCATAGTTTAAAGTTGTTTGGCATCAGGAAAAAAAGTAAGCATATCTGAGAATGAGATACGAACTGTAATGGAATCGTTGGATGTAAACCAAATAGTGGTCCATATTGGGTTGGTAGATTTGTTAAAAGAAACTATATGATTGGTTTCGAAACAGTATGGTGTCCATTCGTAGGTTTCGTCTTTTTTTTCTTTTGACATTGAATCCCAAATATCGTCTTCTATGTTATCTGGTCTAAATTTGGCTGTTGTTATTATTTTCATAGTTTATTGTTTAATTCTAAAAGTACGTTTGACCATAATTCCTTTTTATCGTATTGGAGTTTAATGGTTGTTGTTTTGAAATGAATATGGGTAGAGAAATCGTTTTCAGCATTTTTGAAGGAGTTTATAGCAACTAAGTTTTGTTTAAGTATGTAAATATGAAGATAGCCATTAATGAATATCCTAATATTGTCGGTGTTAGAATCTGATGTTACTATCATTTTAAGTAGTTGTAAATGGTACGACTAGAAATTGAAATCTGTAGTTCAGAGAGTTTAGAAATGATGTCCTTGGGTTTGTTTCCATTTTTGTGAAGTGATTTTACAAGTTCTAAAGCTGTTAGGTTTTTCTTTGAGTAGGAACGAGCTTTGAGCATATTTGAACAATGTTCTTTTGCTTTTTCTTTATCCTGCATATTTGGATTACCACGCTTAGTAATTATTCTACCTGTTTTTTTAGCTACATAAAAACCATCTTTTTCAATAATTTTTTGAATAGAAGTCTGAGCATCTTTGGTACGAAGTCTAATTTTTTCTACTTCTTCTTGAGCAAAGGCAGCTAAAATTCTAAGGAGCATTGGAGTTGCTTCGGGGTTATCGCAGCAGATGAATTTAAGATTAGAAGCAAGGAGTTGGTTTATGAATAAAGAATCACCAGTTAACCTATCTAATTTTGCAATGACTAAGGTAGCATTTTGTTTACGAGCAATTTCAATAGCAAGTTTAATTTGTGGCCTATTGTTGTCACTACGACTTTCAATTTCAGTAAATGAAGATATTACTTCTCCATTCCTAGTGTATTCTTGTATGGCTCTTAATTGGGCATCTAAGCCTAAACCTGATTCTTCTTGTTTGTCGGTACTAACTCTAAGGTAAGTAACGTATTTGGTTGTTTGTGTATTCATAATATTTAGTGTTTATTTTTTATTTTCCTTAAATCTGTAATAAATCCATTTTGGCGATCTATACATATTTTCAATTTTTTCTCTTTGGTTATAAACACTTTGTCTTGTATTTATTTTGTGTTTAGCCATAAAATCAATAAGCTCTAAGTAGCCATAATCGTATGGTTTTAATTCAAATAAGATTATTCCTTTGTTATTGGTAAAAATATCAATTTTTTCAAAATACGTTTTATGGTATTTGAGAGTGTTTACTACTTCTACAAGTTCTTTGTTTCTGTTACTGTCTATTTTTACCCTAAGCATAGATGTTTTTTTTGAGCCAAACCACTCTGTTGATACGTCAGTACCAAATTCTGTTTTAAGCTCGTCTATTAGCTTAAAAATGTCTTTTAGTTTTGATTTTTTCATTTTATTTATTGTTTTTTTCTTTGGTTTTAATTAAATCAGTTAAAATTTTGTAGTAGTTTGGCACATTTGAGGCTGTGTTTAGAAATGCTTTTAACCTGGGTGCTGCTTGTTTTTCTAAATACGAATAAGGGTAGATAGGAACCCAAATCTCGGTGTATTTCATAGTTGGCTTATCTGTATTTTTGCCCATGGCTTCGTATTTTAATCCAAAATACATCAATGTTGCTGTGGTAGAATATTCCATATCCTTTAAAAAATCCTCGTTAATATCTTCTTTTTGAATTGGTTCAATACCTTTTTTGGAACGAACTAAACTCCACTGTATTTTTTCTGGATAAAGTTGCTCAAAAAGTAATTGACCTTTAGCTTCATTTTTAGGAAAATCTCTTAAACATGATTGATAAATGTTCATGTAGTTTCCAAACTCAGGGTATAAAGGTGGATATTTAGCCCTAAATCTTTCGTTTGCTGCATTATCTTGTATAGGTAGGTACGTTTCATCAATCGGGTAATAATCGTTCGTTAAATCGCTTATAAAGCCTTTTTGAATTAATAATTCTTGTTTTGTAAAAATTTTATAGGGATTATTCGATTGTTTTAAGATGTTTCCGTTTTCATCTAGCTTCTTAAACAAGAACTCAGGCGAGTTCTTGCCTAGACTTCCAATACTCTCCAATCCTTGCGCTGTATCTTTTATGTTTTCGCGAAGCAAAAAAGAATCATTTTCTTCTGTAGAAATATTTAGGTCAAAATCTAAATCAAAAATTTCTTTATTTTTATTTTCTTTATTTGTATTTATTGTATTTTCTATATTATCTAATTCTATATTATTGGGTTTGGTTACCGTACCACCCCCCAGTACAGTTTCCGTACCACCCGTTTTTTTGCTTTTAAGTGAAGGAAACTTATGGTTAAAACGATTAGTTTTCATTTCTCCCTCGCAAGCTAAATACATATCTATAACTTTATGATTTAGAGCGTATTTGTTAAACAAAACATTGTTTTTTGTTTCTGAATGTTTAACAATAAACTCCTTACTACAGAGAGATTTAAGCGCATCAATAATTGTTGACCTGCCATATCCAGTAAATTCTTGTAAATACCTAAGTGAGCCATAGAAAAAAGAGGTTTCCGATTCTTTGGTTTTGCAATATCCATAAACAACCGCAAAAACTTCTTTCTCACACCCCCTTAAATCAAGTTTATTAACCATCCATCCTTGAACGACAAAATAATCTCTGTCTGATACTAATTTATTTTCGTTCATGCTTACGAGTTTTTAATAATTTGAGTAGGATTGATAGCAAAATAAGTGGAAGCTGGAAGACCTGAAAGTTTAGAATAAATAAAACCACCTTCTTTTAATTTGTCCAAAGCACCATTCAACGCTTTGTAGCCCAAATTGGTTTCTTCCATTAATGAAGCAATTGGAACTTTAAAGAAGTGTTCGTTTGACCCAAATTTAAACAGATACTTTTCGTGCGCAGCAGATGAATACCTTTCAAACAAAATAGCTAAAACAAAAGCAGGTGTGATTCCAACCTTTTTAGCAATTTTTAAATTTACTCTAATATAGTTGCTTAGAGTAAGAAGTCCCAATGGGAAGTCATTATTATTTTCGCTCATAATTTTGCAATAAAAAAGCCACTGACTGAGTATCTTTAGAAAGGAGGTGCAACGAACCCCGAAGATAAACAGCCAATGGCTTCTTTTTAAAATGTCGTTAGTTTTGTTGCTTATTGTGGCTTTCTAATTCCGCTACAAACATACCTAAAAAAACGAATTACAAAATATTTGTTTGTAAATTTATTTTATTCCCAATGTAAAAAGGTAATCTTGTTGAACGATTGCCTTGATATAGCAACGGTTAAAGCGAAAAAAAGTTTTTTTACGACCATCTAAAGACTGGTGCAAATCGTATTCCAAAGGTAAATCGCAATTTTTATCAAATATGACAATATCTCCAACCGATACACCCTCGGCATCCTTTAAATCATGTCTTATGTCTTTGTGGCCATTTGTGATGTAATATTCTTTGTTTACCGAACCTAGATAAGCAACTTTACCAAACTTATCAGATTTGAATTTTGATAAATGAGAAGGAAGGTCAGAAATAAGTACCGATTCGGAAACGCTTTGCTCTATAGGTTCACAAATAACAAGACCATTTAGAGGTATAACATCTTCGTTTCGTATTGCTACAAAAAGGTCACTATAATCAAGCAAAAAATATTTGTCATTATTTTCATCAACAAATGTCCTACTTGTATCTCCATCATTAAAACAATACAAAATAGATTCGTAACTTGAAATAACAACATCTCCAATTTTAGCTTCAATTGTTGTTAACCAAGGCATAGCAAAAAAATCCAACTTGGAGCAAATATTAACAATAGTACCTCGCGTAGGTGCATGCATTTCGGGTGCAACTTTATGTTCAATAAAAATTTTTTGACCATCAACAAAAAGAAGTTCGTCAATTTCTCTTGAGGGTTTTACTAAAACTTTGTTTGGCCTAAGTTTAAGGCCTAAAATTTCATGTTTGGTTAATTTAATCATTTTGTTTTATATTTGAAAGGTCAAAATAAAGATAAAAAAATGAGTATTCAAATTACCAATTCGGGTTCAAGTATAAAGATAACTCAAAACGGAGGCTCTTTTTACATACCAAAACCATATTTAATTGATTTTGTTCCAACAGTAACACAACCAGTTGGAGGTGTTAGACCTGGAGTAGTAACAATTAAATACCAACAAGGAGATGATTTTAAAGACTTTTCTTTTACATGGACGGAAGCCACACTACCAGTAGCAGCAAATATTCAAGCCTTAGTTGATGCAATTGAAGCGTTTCAAGATTCAGGTTTTGGAACAGATGTAAATATCACAGGTCCATTAGGACAAAAAGCAAATGCAGCTAGTGTTTCGGTAGTTTTATCTTCTGGAACTCAAACTGTTTATTCTTATGTAGAATTACCTGGTTTTGGTGGAATATCTACTAGTTTCACATCTGTTAAATTTACAACAAGTTATGATTTTGTTGGTGAAATAAATGGTGTTGCAAGACAACCTAATAGGTCAATAACATTTACAGCAGACCAAGGTAAATTTATCCAACCTATTAACTGGGATTTTAGTGCAGGTACATTAACAATTGATTATATAGTTTAATAAATTATGGCAAACATTACAGAAGAATTTTTAGGAAGCGCTGGTTTATTACAAATACAAAATGGCGTAGCTTTGGACTCTACATTAACTCATGTTACTGACCAATTAAATAATCTTTCTCCTTTAGAATTAAGTACAAATCGTATTCGTATGAATACATCTGCGGCTGAATCTAGAGCTACTTTACAAATAACAAGTATTCCATTTACATCTGGCAGTGGAGACACAAACCATCCTGTTTTATTATTTGGTGCTCATGGTGGTAGTATTTGGGCAGCATCTCCTAATGGTGGTACATACATAGGTATAAATGCTGTAGCTTCTTTTCCAGGTAATTTTTTAGATTTTCATGTAAACGGTGGAGCAAGTTTATTTAAAGTAGCAGCTTCTGGAGCAGTTACATCTAGTAGTACTATTACAGGAACAAATTTTAATGTTGCAGGAACAGGAGGAAGATATTCATTTGATAATTCTCAATATATAGATGGAACTACTTTTTCAAATGTAATATTTTATAGGTCTAATGCAAATGGACATAGATTTAATGTAAATGGAACAGATATATTAAATATTTTAAGTACAGGAGCAACGCTTGCATCTGGTAATCTTACCCTTTCTAATGGTAATATTAGTGTTTCGGGAAAAGTAACATCAACTGGTGGTTATGTTACTGCAACAGGAACTGTAATACCTAGTTTTGAATCAAGTGTTAGTTGTGGAAATCCAGCAGGGAACGCAAATTTTAGACCTGTTTCTATTTCTTATACTATTAATAATTCAGGAGCACAAACAGGAACTGCAACTGGTATATTCTTAAATGCTACTGAAACGGCATTAAATGGAATGGTTAATAATTTAATGGATTTGCAAAGAAATGGAGTTTCTAGGTTTAGAGTTGGAAGTGCTGGATTGGTTACGATTGGTCCCTACGGCACGGGATTGCTAGGAGCTGCTATATCATTTTATCCGTCTAAAAGTGTTAATGGAGAAGAAGTTACAGCAATAGGTAATTCTGGTTATGATGCTAGTATGTTTTTTAGTTCAGGTTCTGGAACGACTAATTTTTATAATGGTGCTGGGCTGGGTGTGGGTGTTAATATTGGTACTACTACAAATACTAGAGGAGCTTTATTAAGATTAGGAGCTGGAGCTGCTGCTGCTAACTCAGCACCTTTAAAATTTACCGCAGGAACTAATTTAACAACTCCAGAAAATGGAGCTTTTGAATTTGATGGTTCGTTTTTATATTTTACCATTGGCGGTGTAAGATTAAAAGTAACTTTAGCCCCTTAATATATATATTTAAAATTATGATAACATTAGATAAACCGAGTTTCATCTTCACATCAGAAGATACTCAAACAAACAGAAAAGTAAGTGTATTAAGTATTAATGTAAATCAATACTTAGGCTTTGTAGAAAAACCTCAAGGTTTTATAAACTCTACAATTAATTCGGATTTCGGTCAATTGTCAGAGTTAAATATGACAATGGAAGATACTGAATTTAAAGGTAAAGATGTTTTAGCTGAATTGCATAAAATTTATCTTGAAAAACTTTCTGCTTTAAACAAAAAAATAAATTTCACAGACACCTATAACAATTAATTTATGACTAAAAAAGACTTTCTTGTAATTTACAATACAGCTAATTATGCTGCAAACAACGCTTTCAATAAACTTGGGCTAAAATCAAAGTTTTTTACAAAAGCATTTAAAGACGATTTTGAAACGCTAGCAGATGAAGAATACTACTTACGCGCTGAGTTTGCAGAAAAAGACAATGGAGTGCCTAGAAAAGACCAATCTGGTCAATTGGTTATTAGCCACGAAGGTGAAAAAAAATTAATGGTGGAATTAAAAAAATGGAAATCAGAAGAATTTGTTTTAGACAAGTCTAAACTTTCATTATTCGTGCCAACCGAAAAAGACGAAAAGTGTTTTTTAGTTAGCCCTGAGATTTACGAAACATTAAATGGTTTTGTATTTGACTTGAGCGAAGAAAAATACCTTGAAATACTTTCAAAACAACAAAAAACATAAACTATAAAATATTAATATTATATGCCTCACAGAATACTTGACATATTAGTATCATTAATAGGCCTAATAGCCTTATTAGAAAAACATCATTTTTTATTTGCATCTATTGCAAGCCTGTGTACTATTTTTTATTGGCTTTACAGATTTATAGAATGGTCAGTAAAAAAAATTACAAGCAAGCCAATTGATGATTTCGAAAAAGGAGCAAATAAATAACATGGAAAGGGAAGATTACATTTTTCAATTTTTAAATCCAGAAGAATGATATGACTAAATTTGGAAAAAAATACAAAAACCACCCAACACCAAAATGGGCGTTAATACTTCAAGAGTTATTTGAATATGGCTTTGGGGCAATTGCCACTGGAACAATTTTAGTTCCTGACGAATGGGTTTGGTGGAAATATGTAATAGCCATTTCTGGTATTATAGTGGGAGCTTGGAATAAAATAAAGCATTACTTTGCAGAAACAAATAATTTTCCAATAGATGAAAACTCGCCAAAATAAGAATGAAAACAGGAATAAAGGGAATTAATCTAATAAAAGAATTTGAATCTTTGCACGATGGAGATTTAAAGCAAGTAGGACTTCAACCAAAAATGTGTCCAGCAGGTATTTGGACAGAGGGATATGGTCGCGCCATGCGTGACAATAAAGGATTGTTTATTAAAGGTTCTGCAAGTAAAACATTGGCTTATTCTAGTATATCAATTCGTAATGAAGAAGAGGCGGTAAAAGCACTAATGGAGGATTTAAAACCACGAGAGCAACTTGTAATTCAAAAAATAAAAGTACCATTAACCCAAAACCAATTTGATGCTCTTGTAGCATACTTTTATAATATTGGATTTTCAGATACCATGGTTAAACTAATTAATGGCAAATTTCCTATTGAGCAAATTACCAAATGGTGGAAAACCCATTATATAACAGCAGAAGGAAATTCTAAGCCATTAGCAGGATTAGTTAGAAGAAGAAAAGCAGAATCAGATTTATTTATACAACCATGACACCACAAATAACATTAGCACTCATAGCCGTACTTGCGTTTATGATTTTAAAATTCGTAATGGATGCAATAGCACATTATGATTTCTTTACGAAAATTGGTTGGCCGTATTTTTGGAGCAGAGAAGCAAAAGAAGCACCAAAAACTAATTGGTTTCATAGATATTTTCCTTTTGCTCACGATGCTTGGCATGCTGCTACAATGATTCAAGTAGTGCAAATATGTTTTATAGTTTCAATGCCTTGTAATAATATTTGGGTATTTCCAATATTACTTATAATTGGATGTTCAGTATTTAATATTTTAAACGATTGGGCTTCAAAAGTAAAATAGTTGGTAATTTAAAAACAAATCATACATTTGCATTGTATTCATAGTGTTAATTTTTTCATCATTAAGCCCCGATCAAAATCGGGGTTTTTTGTTTTGCAACTTTTTAATTTACCTTCGTACCATGAAAATCTGGCAAATAGCATTAATTACGATTTTATCAATTGGTGTAATTTTATATTTTGAAACTAAAAATACTTTACCCCAACCAACACCAATTTTTGTGCCTTCGGATATTAAACAATTAGAAAAGGAAGCAGAAGATTCGCACAAGTCGGCAGACAGCAGCCGTAAGACAGTAAACCAAACAATTATAAATACAAGACCTGTAATAAAAAAATACCATGATAAAGATAAAACTATTGTTACTCTTAATGCTGATAGCTCACTTAGGCTATTCACAAAATGGAACAAGCAAATTGATAGTATCGGGGAAAGATACTTTTGCCTTAATTCCAACCCATTTTATAACGAACTCAAATAGGGTTAAAAATATGAATGATGTTCAAAAAGAACTACTTGACAGTACTTTTAAAGCATTTGAGTTCAAACAAAAAGAAACCAAATCCTTGAGAAAAGAAATTACTTTAAAACAAGCGATTATAGATACTTTAAAAGATGATAGGTACAAATGCTCGGAATTACTAAAAAAAGAAACCCAAAGGGCAGATAAAGCAGAAAAAGGAGTAGTATTTTGGAGATACGTTTCAGCAATAACAACTACAGCACTTGTTTTATATGCAATAATTAAATAATTTTGTTTTAATGGAATTGGATTTCGATAATCTTTCGTGGGATAAAATGCTCGCGGACACATACAACATGAAACCAAAACAAGACCCAAGGGCTTTGTATGGAAGCGTGTTTAACTTTAAAGAATATTACGAAGAATTACAAGACGTAGATGTAAAGAAATTTCTTAGATTTATACCTATGTGCTATGATAAAAATAGCCCACTTCGTCAGCACATTACAGAAACAAATCGTTTAAAAATAAAAGCAGCTGATTTAGCTGGATTTGTTCGCCAAGAAGATGGACGTTTTTTAAGTAATGTAGAAAGCGTATTGGCAGGAGAAAGCGAGATTGCTAATAGAATGATTATTCGTTACGTTACGCAACATAAAAATAGCCTCTACACTCGTTTTGTAATGTATCAAGAGTTGTACGAAAACGAAATGCAAAAGTTACGAAGCGGAGAAAAGGGGGTAGCTAAGATTTCAGAGTTTGATACATTAGGGGACAGGCTTGACGAAATACGCCAAGAATTATTCAGTCAAGACAATAATCAAAAATTACATCAAGATTTTATTCAATTTTATTTTGAAGATAAACTTTTGCTTCGCCCCGAAGACATAGCTGAAAAACTAAGAAAAGGAGAACAACCAGTTACTCCACCCGAAAAAAAAAAGTTCGAAAAGCAGCCAAGCCAAAAGATACTTGACGAATATCAAAAGGAAGATAGTTGCGTCATCATAAATGAAGACCCTGATTTACACCCGATACACATAAAACTTCCCAAGTGTGAAGACCCAACCCAAGCAGATGGATATGGACTATCAGTAAAGGATCAAAAGTTTAGGCTTGTTAAGTGGCCAAATAAACTAGAGTATCTGTTATCAACAGTAGAAAAAATTGAAGAAGTTTGGGCAACACTAAGCGCAAACCAAGCCGAATACAAAAAAGAAATACGTTGGATTGAAGACCAGTGGTATTATACGTTAAATGGATATTGGTTTTACAACAATGGAAAGCTTACTTATTTAGATGGTTGGCATTACAACTTTTTAAACTTTTGGAAAATTGCTGGAACAATAAACCCCGAATATCGTGACCGAGATAGAAAATGGTATCATGGAATAAGATACGCTTATACCACAACCGAGTACCCACAAAAAGACGATAAGGGTAAATTAGTATATCAAAACGAATTGAAAAAAATCCTTAAAATGCAAGATGCAAAAAGAAGGGTATTTTTAGGATACACAGACCCAAAAGGAAGGAGAGCAGGTGATAGTAATAAGCACCTTTGCGCTCAATATATTGAAACAATAACCCACTTTGGTATAATATCAGGTATAGTTTCAAGTAGTGGTGGTCACGCAAAAGATAAGTTGTTTGATGAAATTTTAGTTTCGTCTTGGCAAAAACAAGCGTTCTTTTTTAGGCCAATGACTTCGAGTAACGAAAACCCTAATACAGAAATAAATTTTTCAGCAAGTAGAAAGAGGGCCGACAACAGCAAAATGCAACTGCAACTCAAATCAAAATTAGATCACTCACCAACTGCAACAGCAAGTTACTATGATGGAGGTAAGTTATTTTGGTTGCTTTGTGACGAATCTGGAAAGGCTAAAGATATTGATGTTTATGAGCGTCATCAGCAATTAAAGCAATGTGTAGCCCAAGGAGCAGGTATCAATATTTTTGGTTTTATGGGATTACCTTCAACAGTAGGTGAAATGGAGGGCGCAGGTGGACGAGGTTATTATAATATTTGTAAAGATAGTTTTTTTGAAAAACGAAACATATCTGGTCAGACTACAACAGGACTTATGCTTCTGTATATTTCGTGTTTGGAAGGCTTGGAAGGATTTGTAGATGAATATGGTTATTCGGTAATAGATACACCAACACCACAACAAGCCAAATTTATTAATAAAAACTATGGCTCAAAAGAGTATATAAATAGCACAAGGGCAGCATTATTATTAGACCCAAAAGATATTGACAAATACAATGAGTTCGTAAGACAAAATCCTATTTATTTCAAAGAATGTTTTAGAACAACCGATGGTGACATAGGTTTTAACACCAAAATAATAAACGAAAGAATTGATGAAATATCAATGAATAAACATCTTTGGATAAGAAAAGGAAATTTTTATTGGACAGGAGAAAAGTACAATAGTAGGGTTGAGTTTATGGATACTCCAAATGGCAAATGGGAAGTAAGTCAGCTTTTACCACCAAATGTTAGTAGTAAATTCAATTGGACAACTATAAATGGAGAGCCACAAAGAGTTCCGTTTTCACCAAAACACATTACTTGTTGTGACCCCTATAAGCAAGAGAAAACAGTAAGTGGTAGAATGTCCGATTTAGGTATTGCAACAGCTTATGATTACGACCCAAGCGTTGATGGTAATAAAGAACCAAAAGATTGGCAAAGTTACAGATTAACGTGTACTTATTTAGGAAGACCAGGTTCAACAGATGACCAATACGATGATGTTTTATTGCAAGCAGTTTATTATAACTCATGGATTTATCCAGAAATAAACGTAGCAGAGATAATACCATTTATGACTAAGATTGGATTTGCAGGGTATTTTCTTTATGATTATGATTGGAAAACAGGAAGGCTTAGGGTAACACCAGGGTTTAACTCACAAGGAGAAAAAAAACAAAATCTATTCAACACAGTAAGAAATTATATTTCGGTGCATGGACACAAAGATAAGCATGCTGATTTTTTACAACAATGTAAAGACATTTCAAGTATGGAGGAAATGACAGATTTCGATTTATTTACGGCAGGAGCAGGGGCACTAATGGGATGTAGTAGCATAATGGCACAATCTCAAAAATCAAAAACAGAAGTGGTTAAGAGGCCAAATATGTTCAAAAAGAGAAAATATACATAAAAATTTGTAATTTTGAAAAAAGAAATTTACAACAATGGCACTTACTCAAGCAAAATATTCAGCACAGATTGGAAGTAGTAGATTAGAAAAAGTTGCAAAAATTACAGAAAAAGACTACATTGAAGATGGTTATTTCTTTCCAAGTGATGACATTGACCCTTCATTAAAAAAAGGCGCATGGGCATTAAAATGGTCAGAAGCAATTTGGAGTTTATTTTTAAGAAGCAATTTATCTACAAATGTTGCTATGCTTCAAGAAATGAGGTGGCTAAGAATGTATGGTGCAGGTTCGCAGCCAAAACAACTATACATGGATTTATTATTAGACAATGAAGTTGGAAGTAACCGAGAGGGATATATGGCAACAAATTGGGAAATATTTAGCCCTATGAGTAAATACAAAAGAGTAATTCAAGGTAAGTTTGAATCTCTTGAATTTGACTATGTAGCTACAGCTATTGACCCTACATCAATAGATGAAAAAGATGAAGCCAAATGGGAGTTATGGTATAAATCAAATTACGCAGAAAAAGAAAGAGAAATACAGGCCATGATAGGTTTGCCTCCCGAAAATCAAGTTGAATATATTGCTAAATCATTAGAAGAGTTAGATTTGTTTAAAGAAATGGGAGGGTTTAAAATCAAAGCAGAAGCCGAAGCCGAAGCTGTTTTGAGTGCTACTGATTACCTTTCAGATATAGGAACAATAAAAAGAAAATTAATTAACGATGCTATTGATTTAAACAGAATGGCATTTAGAGATTTATACGATCCAATAAGTAAAACTTGCAAATACGAATATCTTGATTGGGAAAATTTGGTTATAGACTATTCAAATGAAACAGATTTTAAAGACATTCGTTTTTGGGGTTATTTGAAATTTGAAACACTAAACAATGTTCGCGTTGAAACTGGATTAACTGAAAAGGAACTTTTAGAAATGGCAAAGCCATGGTACGGATTATTCGGTAATTACAATGGACAACAAATGAATAGATATGTTCAAGGTAATTACGTTAATGAAAATGGAGATTACGTTTATAATATGTTTAGAGTTCCTGTTTTAGTTTCGGAGTGGATAAGTACCGATTCATATTACGAAACAATAAAAAATGGTAAACGATACCCTCAAGAGCATGGGAAAATAATTAACACCGAAAAGAAAAAAACAAAAATTGTAAATAAAAATAGGGCATACACCGCAAAGTGGATTATAGGTAGTAAATTTGTTTATGATGACGGACCGCAATTGGCAGGTAATATTGAAAAGCCAACTTTAAGTATTCACGCAATAAGACTTCAAGGTAAATCAATTGTAGAAACAATTATTCCTAACTTAGACCAAATTCAATTAACGAAATTAAGACTTGAAAGCGCAATAGCAACAGCAGCACCAAATGGATTAAACATAGAAATAGGTGCAATGGAAAATATTGATTTAGGTGATGGTATAATGAAACCGTTACAACTTATAGCCTTAAAAAGACAAACTGGAGATACTGTTTACCGAGCAACTACACACGCAGGAGATAGAGGTAGTCAAGCAAATCCAATAAGTCATTCAGAAGGGGGCGTTGGAAATCTATTTAACGAGTGTATAAAAAACTTTGAAATAAACTTTAATTTTATTTCAGAACTTACAGGGATAGATAGAGTAAGCGCAGCTAGTCCAAAAGGCGGTGAGCAAACTGCAACCGAAACAAAAGCAGCAATAAGTGCAACTAACGATTCGTTACAACCTATTTACACTTCGTACATTCAAATAAAACAATGGGCAGGACAAACAGTACTACCTCGTATTCAAAGAGCCATTAGACGTTATCCTGAAACCAAAAAAATCTATCAAAACATTTTAGGCAAAAGTGGAGCTTCAATACTTGAAATAAGCAGCGATATAGGAGTAAGGGATATGGGAATAAAAATTGAAATAAAACCTACTCAAGAAAGAAAGCAGCAAATCATGCAAGCAGCAATTGAAGCTATGAAACCTGGTAAGGATGGAGAGAAAATAAGCATGGGTGATTATTTAATGATAAGCAGACTAATTAACGCAGGTAGATTGAACCACGCTGAAACACTAATTAGATTTAAGCAAGACCAAAGCCGAGAGCAAGCAATAAAACTTCAACAAGAAAACATGAAGCTAAATGCTGAAAATGCACAACAAACAGAAATGCTAAAAGCTAAAAACGAAATGGAAAAAATTAAGTTTGAAGCCGACCAAGAGATAAGAATTGAAGCAGCAAAAGCGTTATTTAAAATTGAAGGAAGCAGCAACGAAACTATTTTAAGATTGCAAGAACAAATGATAATGAACACTTTACAGCCTCAAATTGAAAGTAATGCACAACAAATGCAACAATAATTTGCTTATATTAAAACAATTAACATAAATTTGTAACACAATGACAGAAACAAACGAAAGCGCATCATTTTTTGCAGAACTTGGAATCCCAACATCAACAGGTGAAGGAAACAATAATGAAGGAAATGACAATGGTGGAGCAGCAGCTTCGTCAGAAGGCGCAGAAGGAAACAATGATGGTGGTGAAAACACAACTAATACAGTAGTCGCTTCGTCACAACAAAACACAGCAGCACCTAACTTTGCTGAATATTTTGGAGAAGGCTATGACCAAGATAGGGTTAAAGCAGAACTAAATGAATTTAAAGAGTTAAAAGCCAAGTATGATGAATTGGCTGCAAAGCCAACATTAGATTTTGCAGATGAAAGTGTAGCCGAGTTTAATGCTTATATTAAAGCTACCGGGAATAAAGATTATTCTGCTTTTTTACAATTAAAAAACGCAGGTGATAACTTAGACCCAATTGAAGCATTGGTTTTAAAAGCAACAATTGAAAACCCCGACTATAGAGGTAAAGAAGAAATGTTGCGAAGTAAACTGATTAAAGAATTTGGATTAGACCCAAATATTTTTGATTCAGATGAAATTGAGTTTAATAAAATTGCGTTGAAAGGTAAGACAAAAGAGGTTTTCGATTGGCTACAAGACAACAAAAATAAAATGGGATTAACCAAGGTTGACCCCGAAGTGGCTAAACAAGCCAAAGCGTTAACAGAAAGCAAATGGCTAGAAGTTGCAAATGAAAAAATAGGTGGCAAATCGAAGTTAACGATTCCTACTTATCAAGATGGCAAAATCGTTCCTTTTACGGAATTTGAAATTAAGCCTGAACTTGCAGCGCAGTACAAAACCGCCTTCGCTAAAATGATGTCGGAAAACAACTATGATGTCAACCCTAAGAGTGTTGAATTAATGGAGCAGGAATTTAGTAACAGGTTTATTGTTAATAACCTACCTCAAATCATGGCAGATGCTTTACAAAAACACGAAGCAAAATTAAAAGAAACTTGGGAGGATCAATATGGAGGTCCAATGGATAAATTAAAATCACCAGGTTCAGCTTCAAACAGAGCCAAAGACGAACTAGATAAATTGCTCGATTCGATGGATTAAAAAACAATTTAAAACAAAAACCAAACTAAAAATGAAAAAACTATTTAAAGGTTTATTGTTCCTTATAACAATATTAAGTATGTGTTTTGGCCTACCCGAAGTAGCTTTGGGAGCGTCATTAGCATATTCAGGCGCAGTAGCAGCCACAATGAGTAACAACTTTGTATCAGGTTTCGATTTGAACAAAAGACAAGTGTATGAAAAATTGATTGCTAGATATGGCGATCAAGGCTTAGAATTTATTATGATGTTAATGGGAATGGGTTGGGAAGATACTTGTTCCGTAAAAACTATTGAGCATTTTGAAGATGATTGGATTAGCCCTTCGTTCACAGTAAACGCAGGTACAGCTGGTTCTGGAGCAGGAGCAGCAAAAACAATAGTAATTAATTCAGCTAGTATTAACAATGATGGTCAAAGTTTTCCAGTAGTAAAAGATGTAATTGAATTTCCAGGCGTAGGTGGTGTAAATCCAGTATTGGGTATGATTACCGCTAAAAGTGGAGCAAACTTAACCGTTGTACCTTTAAAAGCTGCAGATACAATACCAGCAGTAACACAAGGACAAGTGTTAATTATTCAAACCAATGCAAATGCTGAGGGCTCATTCCAAATGGCACCAAAAGCACGTGGAGCAGCTTTATTCCAAAACGGATTTCAAATTGTTAAAGCTGACATCTCAGCAACAGGTTCGGAAATGACAACTGATTCGTGGATTCAAGTAGCACCTGATGGTTCTAAAGTAGGTCCTTGGTACAACTTGGCATTAAACATGGACTTAGACTTCCGTATGGCAAAAGCTATTCAAGGCGCATTATTGGTAGGTCAAACAATTGACAACCCATTAGCGTTAGACCCTGATACAGCAACACAGCCAAATGGAACTAAAGGTTTATTCCCAACATTAAATGACTTAGGTATTCAACACCCTTACATTACTTTTGGTATTGCAGATTTTGACACAATCGAAAGAGCAATTGCTAAAGTTTATGGTGGTACTACTACTGCTTGTTTGTTTGGTATTGACTTGGATATTCAAGTTGAAAATACCTTGAAAACTTACTTTAATTTTACCAACATTGATTACATACGCGAAAAAAACAATGCTAATTTATTTGGCAACGAAAAAGGTATGGCCGCAGCAGTTGGTTTCAGTTACTTAGAAAAAGCTAAGAGAGCATTTGCTTTCAAACGCTTTGATACTTTAACCGATCCTCAATCGTTTGGTGCAGATGGTTACTCATACACTTCAAGAGGTGTTATGTTCCCATTACGTGCTAAAAACAAAATCCAACTAACTGATGGTAGTTCAGCAATGATTCCTTCGCTTAGAGTTCGTTACAAAGCTGCCGATGGATATAACCGTAAAATGGAAGTATTCAACAGTGGTTCTGCTAACGCAGCTAAATGGGGTGTAACCAACACTCAAGACGTTAGAAGCTGGCATCAACGCAGTGAGGTGGGATTAGAGGTGTTTGGCGCAAACAGTATGGTAAACATATATTTAGGTTCTTAATAATCAAGAATTTGAAAGGAAAAGCAGACGAAAGTCTGCTTTTTTTATGTCTAAAATTTACATCAAATAACTAAAATATTTGAAAATCAAATAAAAACCTATACTTTTGTAACACAAACTAGAGGGTGGAAAGATTTCGTCCTCACAATTAAAATAAAAATGATTTACAAAAATGATGAGAGGTATGACCTCACAAAAGAAGACAAAAAAGAAGTCTTCAAATTCTTAGGTTGGGAAAACAAAAACGGAGAGTTAGAAAACCCACACAAACCAAGGTTAGTAAATATAGTACACCCAGAGAGTTACTATAAATGGGATAAGGCAAATAAGCGAATGAGCAAGCCTTCTATTTTCAACCTACCATTACAAGCAAACACTTATGGGCCAAATGGAACTGAAAAGTGGAATTATTGTGAAGTACCACCAAAGTACGATGGTAACAATAAAGAGTACATTTATGTAAGCCACATGAATTTACGTTCAAATTTTGCTTTAACACCTAAGCAAATTGATTTGTTGTTTTTTCTTATTACCAAAAGTGGTTTTAGAGAGCTAACCGCTACAGAGATAAGCGAAGGTAAAGTACAAAAGAACAAACCAGCATTTAAGGTAGAAAACAGAGAAGCAGAGGCAAAAGTTAAACTTGAAAAAGATAAGCGTAAAACCACTATTAAGAATTACATCAATGGTGATGACACTGTAGTTTGGCCTTTTGCTAAAATCCTTAAACACGCACAAGTATTTGGTATTGAAGGAGCTTTTGACATGGGAGAGTTTGAACTTAAATCAACCTTATTGGGTAGATTAGAGGGAGAAGCAGGAGCATGGGATAAGTTTTGGGACTTGTGTAACATTGGAGAAGAGGTTGATTTTAGGTTTATGATAGAAGGCGCCAAGGCCAATAAAATTGTTAAGTACTTTGAGAAAGACAGAAAGTGGTATTGGTTGGATGATAAAGGAAGTAAGAACGGAGAGATTTGTTCACATACAAGTTTAACATCAAAACCAGAGGACGATTTGTTAACTCACATGAAAAATGATGATGCAACAATGTTGCAGATTAAAAGTAACTCAGAATATAACCCAGAATAAACACCATTAATTGCAATAAAAATCCTAGCTTAAAAACTAGGATTTTTTTTTGTTTAGAAAAGTTGTAATTTTGAATAACTAAAAAGGACTAAAATGACACCAACTTTTTCAACATTATTTAAGCTACTAACAAAAGCAGTAAGAGTTACAGACACTTTCAATTATAGTGGTATAACAGCCTCAGCAATATATGGTAATGTTACAGCTAAGATTGGTAATACCATTTTTCACACCAATACTAATTTTAACGCAAGTGCAGATATTGTACAAGGAACAAACACTTACGTTGATTTTGATTTGCCATTAAACGCAGATGGTACAATAAGGGAAACGAGTTATAATTTTACCTACAGCGTAAAAATTGAAAATGAACAAATTGGAACATCGTCAGCAGATGTAGCAGCAGATACGTTTACAACGGTAACAATACCAAGTAATCCTACATTAGCAGCTTCGATAAATGCTTTAATAGCAGCAGGAGTTGATTGTAGGGCTAGATTTAACCTTGGAAGTACAAGTGGGTATGCTATTTTAAGCGCAACAGCTACAACCATAGTAATTGCTAGTACAACAATTTCAGGAGCAGGAGCAGGCTTAAACGCAGTAACAATATTAAGCACAAGCACAAGCACCTCAGTTACAAATTATGATTTTTGTGATATTACCCCACAAACTAACTTGTGTGTAACTTCGGATTGTTTCTTTGCAACAGTTACAGCCCAAGATAGTACATTATACCCTGCAAACATGACAATTGCTTCAAGAGCCTTAACAATTAATTGGCCAAGATTAGCAAATGGAAATCCTGTAGATACAGCAGTTGTTACAAGTGATGCAAGTAAAACAATAGGTCCAAATATTTATACAGGTGGTTACTTGGTAACACTAAGTACTGCTTTGACTTGGACACAAACAGATGGATTATTAGTAAGCAATACAGTACAAGGTAGAAGCGATTATGTAGTAGATTGTAGCGGTAATATTTGTAGTGCCTTTAATTGCATAAAAGCATACATGGTTAGATACCAACAAGCAGTTGCCTTGGGTTCAAGAGAATTAACTCAATTTACTCAGCAAAACTTTCAAATTTTGCTTTATTGTAATTTATACAACATTGCTATTGAGTGTCAAAAAACAAGTGAGGCAAGAGATATTTTAGTTGCATTGGGAGAGTACATGAGTGTAAGTGGAATAACTGTAGAAGGTTGTGATTGTGGTTGTACAGATAGCAGTACAAGTAGTACAGAGCCAACTTTAATTACACCACTATATAACTCCGCTACATATAATCATGCAACAGAAACAGCAGCAGGTATAGCAGAATTGGCTACTCAAGCAGAAACAAATACTGGTACTGATGATACTAAAATTGTTACACCTTTAAAATTAAAAACCTATGTAGCAACACAAATAGTAAGTGCATCTGAAACTGTACCAGGCGTAATTGAAATTGCCACACAGGTTGAAACAGACACAGGAACAGATGATTTAAGGGCTATAACACCTCTAAAGCTTCAAAATAAAGTAGCTTCTGAAAGCGCAAAGGGTATTGCTGATATTATAGGTTCTAGTGCAGCACTTAGCATAGATATAAATGACCCTAATTTAAACAACGATACTAAAATTGTTACGCTTAAAAAGCTATCATTAGCAATTAGTAATATACTAACTAGAATACTTGTTTTTACAAGTAAAATTTTTTTCCAAAAAGGCGTTAATATTGTTGGTAATCCAAGTCCAGTTGTAGAAGGTGATTTGTATTACGATGGTGGTTTATATAAGGGTAAAAATAATCTAAGCCCAATAACACTTATTACTAATATTGATTATGCAACCGAATCTAATAACGGAATATTAGCAGTAGCATCAACATTAGAAACTTTGGCCGGTATTGGTGATAATAAAATAATCACACCGCTTAAACTTCAAAAGAAAATTTTAGATCCAATCAATACAGCAAGTGGAACAGGTACGGTTGCGTTTGATGGTTATAATGGTGTAGTATCTTATTCTACACCGCTTGCTGGTAATACAAGTGCTTTTTATACAATTACAAATAGTTTTGTAACAGCAAACTCAATAATTATTTGGAGCTTACAACATACTATAACAAGTACAGAAACCCCAATTCCTTGTTTTTATCAAGTACAAGCAGGGGTTATAACTTTTAAATTATTTAATAGTGGGTCTGTAACGGCCACTGGTTTAAAAATATATTTTTCAATTTTAAATCCTGGTGTATAATGGTAAACATATTTGAAATCTACGAATACGTTTTGTTTAAAGCAAATAAAGAACAATCTGGAAATACGTTTACTCCAGATAATTTTAATTTGACTTGCAAAATTGTAAACTTAGAATATTTTAAATTAAAGGTTGGGCTTCCCGAAGCGTATGTTCCGGGTAAGCCGTTTCCACCCCAAGCATATCAAATAAGTCAAAAAATGACTGATGATATTATGCCATTTATAAAATGGTTGGGTGGACCCGATTACCCAATATTAAGTTTAGATCAATATGGAGTAGGTATAATTCCAAGCGATTATGTAGCATATTCTAGTTGCTATTATGATTATGTTGCTAAAGGCGCAAATTGTGACACAGAAGAAACTATAACACCAAGAGAGGTAGAATTTATTACTGATGCAAATTGGAGCGACAGAGTGAGCAGTAAAATAGATTATCCAGATAAAAAATATCCTTGTGCTAAATGGATTGGAAATAATAAGATTCAGTTTTTGCCTCGTGATTTAAAATCAGTAAATTTTACTTATTTAAGAGAACCTGTTGCACCTATATTGGGATATACTTACGATGGAAACAACGACATAGTTTACAACCCAGCAACAAGTACTCAATTCGAATGGCCTCAAGTATGCTTATCAGATATAGCAAATATGATTTACAGTATTATGGCAGGTAATTTAAAAAGTCAAATTGACATTCAATTAGCAAACCAAAGAAAGGCGGAGGGAACTGAATAATGACAAGGGACCAATTTGTAGAATTAATAAGAAGAAACTTACAAGGTAGTGACGCACCTGCAGCAATAAGAGGTAAATACTCGGAACGTGAAATTCAGTTATACGCTCAAATGGCTTATGACGATATGGTCGGTATTATAGGTAACGAAGCTAATAAAACTAAAGATTACAGTTTATTGGATAACTTCGGTAAATCCTATAAGCGAATAATAGCAACAGATACCGAAAGAGAGGAAAAATACATTGATTTAGACATTCAAGTTGTACCATTGGGAGATAATATGGGTATAAGACAAGTTAGCCCCTACAAAGGGCAGCAAAACGCTTTTCAGTACCGAGATAATAATGCCCAAGCGGTTTTTAGTAAATTATTGGTAGATGTAGTATGTAGCACTCCAACTTATTATGTTGAGTTGCCTCGTATTTATTTTGACGATAAAATTGATAAAGACTTAACAACGGTAATGGTTAAACTTATACCTCCATTTTCTCAATTAAAAGGAGATGACGATGTATTTGTACCGGGAGGTCAAAACGGAAGAGTATTCCAAACGGTGTTAGAACTTATTCAGAACAAGGAAAGACACCCACAGATGTATAATAATTCAGGTAGCAGTAAACAAATTTAACCATGTCAAATCAAAGTACACCAAGCAATCAAGTAAGCGGTTTAACAGATTTAAATTATGTTGTAGCCGAAGTTCAAAACGAACTGAATGATTATAGCCAAAACCAAACACAACGCTTATTAGGGCTAGGAATAAGCATTTTACGCGATATAAGGATTTATAACCAAGCATCAATACAAGTTGCTTATATTACTGTAAACGAAGCTGGAGTGGTAGAATTACCTCGTGATTACATTGACTACATAACAATAGGTGTAAAAGACCATGGACAATTAAGAGCATTGACACTTGATGAAAATATGCTTTTAGATCGCTCAGAAAGTTGTGCCGAGCCAACAAGGGAAATGACACATTACAGTAATGATAATTTTTACAATAGAGGGTTTTTTGGCTTGTATAACAATGGAGTATTTATGCCTACTTATTATGGCATAGGTGGAGGTAGAAATTCGGCATATTACAAAGTAGATAAAACAGCAAATAGAATACAATTTGATGGTAGGTTAATAAACCAAGAAGTAGTTTTGTTATACAAAAGTACAGGTATAAGCGCAAACACAGCATTTGGTTGGGAGGTAGTTAATCCTATAAAATCAGGTATTCAGTACAAACGAGTTGAATTTGATTTGACAGTTCCTATGAACATGAAATCACTTTTAAAAGAAGAATATAATGAAGAAATAAAAAAACTTCGAGCCTTTACGCAAAAATTTACTTTAACGGAATATATGGACATCTATCGCAGGAAAAAGAAACAAACACAAAAGCAGTAGAATTACATTTTGAAATAATTTACAATTATTTATTTTAACTTTGTCCTATGAAGCAAAAAGCATTATTTACAAAAAGGTTAAATACTGATAAAGAGGATAGGACATTTGAAACAGGAGAGTTTAAAGCAGCCAAACACGCTAGAATAGGTACGAGTTCTGCCGACAATGTAAACACAGCAGAAAGCATTGCAAGTAATGTTTTAATGACTTCTGGATATTCATTCCCAAGCGGAGTAAATAAATGCATAGGAACTTGCCAGGATGTTAAAAATCAAGCAATAATTTATTGCATTTGGAATAGCAGCAATAATCATAGAATTATAAGATACAACCCAACCACACAAGTAGTAGAAAATATTTTACCTACAACTTGGAATGTATCTGTATTAAATTGGCAGTATGTTAGAGGTAGCCGAGGCGATACAAAAAGGCTTTGGAATATGAGAATTGTAGAAACAGGTGATGATCAAATCATGTTTTTTACAGATGGTTTTAATAACCCAAGAAGAATAAGTTTAAACCTAAAAAATCAAAGAGGAAGCACATATACGCTTACCGAGGATGATATAAGCACAGCAAGAAAGCCACCATTAGAAGTAACCACAAGATACATAGTAGATACCACAAGGTCAACAAACTTTATTCGTAATAAATTTTTTCAATTTAGAGCAAGATATGTTTGGGAGAATGGAGAATTAAGTTCATGGTCACCATATAGCACCTTGACAATACCACCTAGTAATGGAACGGATTATAGAGCAATTGCAGTTGGTTTTAATAGTGGACCAAAAGGAGTTGTAAAAGTGGAACTTGCAGTAAGGCAGGGTAATGGAATTTCATCAACAGGAACAGTAAATACAGAGCTTTATATTTTTGATACTTGGGAAAAACTTAGCACAGCTGACAATACAAACCAAGAGATAGTTTTCTATAATTCGGAAGTTTTACGAGCAGTACCAAGAACGACTAGTGATACTAATTTTTATCAAGTACCTCAAAAGGCAGGTTGCCAAGAAATAGTTGAAAGTAATCAAGTTATTTATGGGGACATTACAGAGGGGTATAACAACTTAAATTTAACTCCTGAGCAATTACCTACTTTTGGGGTAACTTATGACCAAACAGGGATAGTTTCGTTTAATATTGGGAGAAGTGGGGATAACTATACAATTACAATTTCAAATGATTATGTGCCTAATCCTAACCAACAAGTAACAATTACTATAAATGGAGTTGATTATTCATATATAAGCACAGCAGCAACGGCAGCAAATTATGTAGCAGAAATTGTTGCGTTCCTAAAAAGCATAGGATACACCGCCACGTCTTCTTCTGGAGTAATTACAACAAATGCTATTTTTCAGTCTATTTCATCATATACCTACGATTGGCTACAAACAACAAATTTAACTAGCGTAAATGATAGTAGTAATTTAGGAATACCAACAGGCACAAGTAAAGTTAAACTAACCTTTACGAATATTAATTATAATGGCATAGAGTTTACGCTTAATACCGATTTTAAAATAACCGGAAATGTTTTTGGAATATTAAATTTTGATTTAACACTTGAAGTTATTTCAACAACAACACTTTTTTCACGAACTATTGGGATAATAGATGTTGCCACAGGGGATTTTATAACGTCTAGTGTAATTGATATAACATCACTTGTACAAACATTTAATTACACCGCTTCAATAGAAGCAAATTCATTAGTTGGCAAAACAATAGCAATAGCTATTCAACAAACAAATGCAATATCTGTAACAATTGCAACTAGGTCATTATTAATAAAACTACAAACTCCGCACTATTTCAGACAAGGCTTTAAAAGCGGAGCAACACACAAATTTGGAATAGTTTATTACGATGAATTTCTAAGACAAACAGGTGTACAGGCAATAAACAGCGTTTATGTTAAAGCTCCACCAGAAAGAAGTTATCCATATCCTTGGGGAGTAGGAGGAAGTATTTATGATGGCTATATACCACAAATAAGTTGGAGTATAACCCACCGACCTCCATTAATGGCAAAGTATTACAAATGGGTTTATAACGGAAGCAATATCAATAAGTTTTGTCAATTTGTTGCCAACGTAAAAGACCCAACAGCAGGTACTAATGTAGGTTTTAATTACGTTACTATAACCACTCAAAGTTTAGCCTTATACCCTTTTATATTCAAAGATATAAATGTTGGAGATACAATAAGGATTATGCTTGGTCGAGGGTATAATTTAATATCAACCACAGGAGCGCCATACATAGAAAGCACGATATTAGCTGTAAGTGCAACAGAACTTCAAGTAGATACCTCAAATGGCCAATTCAACACTAAAAATCTTGATGGTGCTTTGGTAGAAATATTCACTACAAACCAAACAGAGTTTTTCTTTGAATTTGCACCAATATATGAAATAGGAAATCCTAATACAATAACAGCATTTCACAAAGGTCCAACACAAAATCAAACTTCAAATTTATCGCAACCAGCTTTAGGTTCATTCTTAGGAACAACTTATTTTTATATAAACAATCAGTTTTTAAGAAATAGAGATGATAATACAGGTTATCCAAACACTAGAGCATTTTGCGAAAACGCTAATATTGACAACAATTCAGATAGTTCATTTTGGAACAAAGGTAGAATACAAATAGAAACACCACTCCAAACACAACAAAGAATATCTTGGATGTTACGATGGGGAGGTAAGCTATATCAAGACACGGAAATTAACAACATGAGTAGTTTTGAGGCAGGTCAGTACAGAATATTATCAGCCAAATGGGGAGCAACAGTTGGATTAAGAGAAATTGGTTACACGCTTAAAATTATTCAAGAGGTAAATTACTCAACAGCATTTATTGGTAGAAGAGAACTTCAAGAAAGTAGTGGTGCAACCCAACAAGTGCTTATTACAGATAGTCTTATTGGTACAATAAACGAAAGCGAATCAGGATATGGAACAAAATATCCTGGTAGTATATTGGTTTTTGGTCGTAATATGTATTTTTATGATACCACCAAAGGAGAAGTAATAAGAGAATCTGGCAATGCACCATTTCCAATAAGTAATTATGGTATGGTAAGGTATTTTCGAGATACAGCAAATTTAATTACAAGCGATAATTACGAGATAATAACAGGCTTTAATAAACCCGAAGAAAGCCTTTATATGACTTGGTTTACAGAAGAAATAACAACACAGGTTACATATTTTGCAGCAAATGTTACTTTAGTTTCAGGAACAACAATAACAGCAGTAATTCTATCCCCATCAATAGCATTTGAAATAGGAGATATTGTAAAAATAGTGCAAGGAAGTAGTTTTTTTGTTGGAAGAATTACAGCCATTGACTTAGGCTTATCAACTTATACCATAACCTTATTAGGAGGAACGGCCACAGTAAACCCTATCAATTCTATTTATATTTTAACTGACGACAACGAAACAATATCATTTTTTGAGCCTTCAAGACAGAATCAAGAACCGGGTTGGGTATCAAACCATGAATTTACAAAAACAGTTAGTTCAGAGGTAGTTCCGATTGAAATGTATGGATATATAGGGCAAATATTTACTGCAGCTTTAAATGCCAATGTTTATGAGTTTAATGATACAAACACTTACTTAAACCTATTTGGAGAGGATAAAGACTTTACGATTAAAAGCGTATTTAATTTAGAGCCAGATGCGAGTAAAGTATTTTTAGCTCATGCTGTCCACTCAAATTTATCAGCAGATAAAACAACTTTTGTAATACCTGCAAACCAACAAACTCCAAATGGTATGAAATCAATATTGGTAGAAGGTAATTATAAGCTAAGGGAAGGTGCTTTTTATGCTGATATAAAGAAGGACGGATATTCTAAGGGAGTTAGTTCCGAAAACACAGCACAATTCATTACAGGACTTATAAATGGCAGACCAATGAGAGGTCGTGTAATAGAAGTTGAAATATTATACAGAGGAAATGCTATATTTGTACTGTTTAGTCACGAAGTTGAAATACAATATTCGCCATTAAGTTAATGATAACAAGAACATTCAATAACCAAACCACATACGGCACAGTAGGCGAAGGCATATTGCAGCAACAAGCAGTGATTTGGAGTAAATACGACCCTACTACAACTAAAAATATAGACCTTTATTTTAGGTTTATATCAGGAGGAAATGGTTTAGCAATTGATGTTTTGTGTCAAGTAGTTTTAGAGGGAATTATAATTGGAGAGTTTAGTACACAAAGCGATAAAACGCTTCAAGACATTTTAGATTTAGAAGATTATAAAAGTGTAAATGATTTTTGTGAGCCAATAATGAATGAATATGTAACACCTTATATTAATAGTTTTGAATAAATATTACCTTTGATAAAAAAAATAAGATTATGGTAGACGCAGCAGCAGGTTCAGCATTAGGTCCATACGGATTGGCGATAGGCGCAGGATTATCAGCATTAAGTACAATTCCTAATTGGTATCAATCATGGAAGCAAGACCAACGTGCAGATGAATTAGCAAAGGGATTAAAACGTCCTGACTTTGAAATACCACAAAGCGAACTTGAAAGTTTAGCAAGCGCACAAGCGCAAGCTGGAATGACAAGATTACCAGGACAAAGTGGTATTGAAGGTCAATTAGAGAGTACAGCAGCAAATGAAGTAGCCAATGTAGAGAGAATGGGAACAGGCGGAGCAAATGATATTAATGCTGCTTCTAGGGTTTATAGTGGTTTACAAGGCAAACAAAACGAACTTGGAATAAAGGCTTCTGATATGTGGCTTCGTAATCAAGATGTCTTAAGAAGTCAATTAGACCAAAACGCTGAATGGCAACAAAAAAAATGGGAATGGGACAAGCAACAACCATACGAAAACACAGCAAAAGCTATTAGTGCATTGCGTGAAGGTAGTGCAAGAAATTTTGACACTGGTTGGAAAGATTTATTTGGTGGTGCTTCAAATTTAGCTTTAGGTGAGTATTTAAGAGGTGCAGGAGGTAAAATAGGTGATGTGGCTAAAACAAGTTCAGTAAATCGTTTAGACTTTAATCCAAACGCAGGGTTAACAGCAGAAAATTATGGTATGGGCAATAACCAACCAATTATAGATCCGTTCCAAACAAACCCAACTGTAAGCGGAATGAACATAACAAATGATATGCCTTTCAGCTTAACCCCAGAATCTATGAGGGTAAGAAACAGACCAATTTTTGACGCTTTTAACTACCAACCATATTAAAAAATAGGACATGGCAATAGACCCATTATCATCAGTAGCATTAGGACGTTCCGACACTGGAGAAGCGGCAGTATTAAGTAAAGGAAACTTTGAAGATTTTACAGGAAAAATACTTAAAATTCGCCAAGAAGAAGGCGAAGAAGCAAAAAAAACTAATGCCGAAATAAGTAAATTATTACAAGACCAAGTTAAAAGTAATTGGGCTAAGGATAATATTGATATTTTTCAACCTAAAGTGCAAGCCATTAAGGATAAAACTTTAGAGCTTTATAAAGAGAAAAAAGGTAAGTTAACTAGTGTTGACCTCTATGGTATTCAAAGCGAGTGGAATAAGCTAAAAGCAGAAGCAGAAGCAAGTAATAGTTTATATGCTGAAAATGAAAAAGCTATTCAACAACTTCGTGAAGACCCAAAAGGAGAAAAGTTTGATACTGAACAGAGTTTTATTATTCGTCAAAAATATGCTGACCCTATGAGTGATCCTCAATTAAAGCAAGAGGTTATGTCGCAATATGGTGGCGATGTAATTAAATGGAGAGCAAACAATGTTAATAGATTTAGTAATGTCGCTTCTTATAGCGTGAATGATGACCTTACAAAAGGATTTAAGGACAAACTAAGTAAAGAGTATATTCGTGACGCTAAAGGCAATATAAAAATGACTGAGGGCAAGGGAGGAGTGTTAATTGGAGAGTTTAAAGAAGGTATTGACAGAGAGAAAATAAAAACTCATTATGACGCTTTTTGGAACAGAACCGATTATGCTGGAAAAAAGTTTAGAAAACAAGCAGAAGATAAAGTTGCTAGTGAATTTGTAATAGGTGAAGATGGAAAAATAACACCAATAACAGAAGAGGCTTTGGCAATATTTCAAAAAGCACCTAACTTAAAAAACAAAAGTGTTTCTGAAATAAAAGCTGTTTTGGCAAAAGAAGTTGGATTAAATCAAGCTGAAAGTTTATTCCCTTCTAAAGAAGGTATATTTACCGAAAAGCCAATGAAAATAAATGTAAATACTGGGGGTGGTGGACCCTCAACTAAATACAATTGGGCAGTAGGAACAGCAGATATGAAACAAGACCCTAAATTAGCTTGGGCAAGTACCAATGTCGTTAAAGGGGTTAAAAATTATGTACAAAGACTTTGGGCAGAAAAAGTACCTTATGTAACAGTTTCTCCAACCAAGGGTACAGAAACACCTACATTTAGGGTTACAAATACAACAACAGGTAAACCAATGGAAGTTTCAACTTTAGGTTTCAAGCAAAACAAAAATGGTGAATGGATTTATGTTTCTGCGGAAAAGCAAAAAACAGGAGGAACAGAAGAAGAACAAAAACGAGAAGCAGAAAAGCAATTTGAACCAATTGAAATTAATTTAAAGCAAAATACAGCTTTGGCAGCAGAGTTGGCAGCAACTTATGACTTTGGATCAACCGAAGAATTAGAAAATTGGTTAAATGAAAAAGCGAAAAAATCAGGTATAAAAACTAAGAAAACAGAAGAAGACCCTAATGCTGTTCCAAGAGCAGGGGGAAACCCAAGTAACAATAAATCAACAGATAGTAATAATAAGCCAAAAAAGAAAAAACTCCCAGGTACTTAAAAATATAAACTATGCCACAAGACGATAAATTAAAATTACTTTATGATGATGTTAAAAAGGATTATGAAGTAGGAACAATAGATGAATTTAAGGCTTACTTGTCAGATGATAAGAAGAGAGATGCTTTTTTTAAGGAAGTCATACAACCAAACTATGATGTTAAAAACCTATCTGATTTCGAAAGTGTTTATGATTTAAAAAAAAAAGCACCAACGGCTTCGCCAACTATTTCAAAAGAGCCTATCGTTCCTTCAAACGATTTGCAAACGCAGAAATTAGAATCGAGTGGTAAAACAAAAACAGTAGAAGAATTTAATGCTAAGTACGGCACCAATTATGCTGACCTAAAAACAGGGGAGAAAAAAGTAAACGATGCCAATAAAAGCATACTTATTCCATTCAGCCCACTAAAGGTAAAACAACCCGAAGGTGAGAAAGACTTCATACAACCTAAATTAGAAATACCTGACCTTACTAAAGCCCCTCAAAAAAGATATGATAAGGCTTATCAAAGCATGAGAGGTAGGTTAAGCGAAAACATAAATGCGGTTGGAGAAATTGATGCTAATTTAGAAAAGAAAGACCCGGAAACTAAGAAAATTATAGCTGCTTTTGATAGTGAACTAGAGCAAGCAAGCAAAGTTATTTTACAAGACCTAACTACTAAGTACCAAAAACTTGTAAATGACAAGGTAATGACTGCCGAGGAAGCTACAGCTAAAAGAAAAGAAGAGTATGATAAAGGCTTTGGATTGGCACAGCAAGAAATAACATCAAAGTACAAACCTCAGATAGATAATTTCAATGGGCTTATAAATCAAAGAAAAAAACTTGTAGATAATATAAAAGCCGACCAACAAAGAATAACACTACTAAAAGATGCTGTAGGCATAATAGAACGCAATACACAAACTCAAATTGCTCAAGAGGGTAATAACATGGAAAATGCTATTGTAAGCGGTTTGAACGCAGCAGGAAGCATGATAACAGGTTCTTTGCCTTATGCTTGGAAAACATTAAACATGGCAGCAGCATATACCAATACTACAAATATGCCTAAATCAGTTTTAGAAGCAATGGAACGCCAAAAGAAAATGGAGGCTACTGAAATTGTTCAAAAACTAGAAAGTTCTGCAAAAGAAATGGGTCGTACTTCGCAGTATTATTCTAACAAAATAACTCAAAAAGAAGGTACTGTAGTAGATAATTTTACAGAAGGAAATTATGGTAAGGTAGTTAAAATATCGGGTATTAGATTTGTTGAAAGTTTGCCAAGCATGGCAGCAGCAATAGGTATGACAGCATTAACTGGAGGTGCAGCCACAGCAATACCATTAGGAGGTTTGGCTTTTGGTTCGCAAAACTATTATGGTGAATATGCTGATAGACCCGATATGACAGAGGATGAAAAGCTAAATGCTTCATTTTTAAAAGGTAGTTTAGAAATGGCTACTGAAATATCTGTTTTACCTTTATTAAAACCATTGAAGTCTTTGCTTAAGACAGGCGGTAAAGAAGCAGTCAAAGAAGCTGTTGAAAAGACTTTGTTTGGAACAATCAAAGAAGGCTATAAAAAATATCTACCTTATTTCGGTTGGGTACAAGAAGGAGCAAGTGAGTATGTTAACGCAGTTGGTGGCAAAATAGTTGATAAATTATTAGACTCTAAGTTTGACGAAAAGAATTGGGGTGAAGTTTTAAAAGAAGCCAATAAAGAAGGATGGGAAGCGTTTGGACCAGGAGCATTTGGTGGTGGAGCTTTGACATTGCCAACAGTAATAAACACTGTTATCAATAGCTATAAAAATAAATCAGAAGCAAGAAATTACGCTTCTGAATTAGAAAAGATTGATAAGGATATTGCAAGTGCTAATTTAACAGATGCTCAAAAAGATATTCTCATTACTCGTAAACAAGAAATTCACGCTAAATTAAACGATTTGTTTGATGCTGACAAGCAAGAAACAGCAGGTGCAACTACAGAGCAAATTGAAGCCTTGGATGACATTAACGACCAACAAGATGAAGTTAAAACGGCTCTACAAGATGAAACAATAAGCCCTGAAAGCAAAGAAGCATTCGAACTAAAGGCCAAAGAATTAGCAGAACAAGAAAAATTAAAAATAGAAGAAATAAAAGCAGAGGCAGATACTAAAAAATTCTACCAAGGCAGAGATTTCTATGAGCAAACAGGTTTACCTAATGGAAACTATACAGAGCAAGAAGTACAACAAGCAAAAGATAAGTTAAGTGGAACTCAAACCCCTCAAGAAATTACTACTGAACCAACATCTACCGAAGGTGTTGAGGCTAATGTTGTAGAACCAACAGAAGAACAAATATTACAAGACTTTAAAGATAAAAACTTTGTTACATTTACATATAATAATGAAAGCGAAGTCCCTGAACAATTTAAGGATAAAATTTCATCAAAAGGAGAAACCAACGGGAAAACTTTTGTCAATGTTACTTTACCTAAATCTGTTGCAGATTATGAATTAGCTAAATCACAACAAACACCTGCATTAAGAGATGTAGAGAGTACGGCTAAAGCGTTAAGAGATAAATCAGATAACAATGAAGGGTATGTTAATAGTAGTCTTATTGAAGAAAGTGTTTTCAAAGAATTAAATGATGGTAAAAAAGGATTGAATGATATTATCTCCGAAGCCTACCACAAAGCAAAAGCAGACGGAAGCAATCCTGAATTAGTATCAGCAGTAGAATCCCTACTACCTAAAGAACAAGCACCTACTAAAGAAGAAGCTCCTGCATTAAGAGATGTAGAGAGTACGGCTAAAGCGTTGGAAGAAGGAGATAAAATACAATGGAATGTTTTTGGTAATGAGAAAAGCGGAGAATGGAATGTTGTTGGAAAAACAAAAACAAGAGGTGGTAAAGATGCTGTTATTTTATCAAAAGTTTATGTAGAAGCATCAAGTGATGGAAAATCTTACACAAAAGAATATGCGGATGCTAATGGAATTAAATACGATAATGAAAGGACAGTTGAACATATTGTTCCATTAGAAGATTTAAAATCAGAATCCCTACTATCTAAAGAACAAGCACCTTCACAAACAAAATTAAAAGTAAAAAATGAATTTGACGAAGCGTTTGGAGAAGGTACAATATTAGTTGGTTCTACCTCTAAGGGAGAAGCTAAAGTTGATTCTGATATAGACGTAGTAATAGAGGGTATGCCACATCAAGGCTTAGTAAAAATAACTCCAGAGCAAGCAAGAGAAAATTCTAAATATGCAATAGAAAAATTGCAAAAATTAGCTGACAAAGGAATTATAACTGATCTTGAATTAAAACAGTTTGGCAACATGGGAGTAACCTTTAAATTTAAAGGAGAGCAATTCCAAATAGTACCAAACCCACAAGCTAAAGAACAAGCAAAAGCAAATACTAAAGCCGAGCCGACAGAACCTAGTAAGTCTGATAAAAACTACCAAGAAGCACAAGAAGTAACCAACATTGTTTCAAAAGAAAATCCTGAGGCAAGTGTATTAATACAACCTAAAGGAGAAGATTTAAGTTTAACAGCAGTTTATGTAGGAAAAGAGAAGCGAGGTAAAGGCATAGGCAGTAAAGTTCTTGAAAGTGTAAAGAAACAAGCAGATAAATTAGGTAAGAAAATAGTTTTAGATGTTACTAACAAGTTGGACAATGAAACTAACTTAGAAAGATTAGGTAAATTTTATGAACGAAATGGGTTTAAAAAAGTAGGAGAAAATACTTATGAGTATAATCCAAGCGAACCAAAATCAATTACAGAGCAAATAGCTGATTTAAGAAAAGCCGAACAAGCGGAGTACAATGCTATGTCTAATCCTAAAGACGAAGCTGCGAGAAAAGAGATTTACGACAGATACGACAAGGAAATTACACCTTTATTAAAACAAGAAAAAGAGCAAAAAGAACGTACTCGTCAAATTGAGTTATTAGATACTGAAAAGAAAATAGCTCAACTTGAAAAGGAATTACGATTTGCACCAGTAAGAGGTAGTAAAAACCAATTAAGCCAAAAGCAGATTCGTATTCAAATTAGTAACTACAAGGGACAACTTCGCGAATTAAAAGGCTTACCACCTAGAAAGAAAGTAACCGATAGCCCACTTCGTATAACCAAGCGTAATTTCAGTAACGAGGTAAAAGAGCAGAATATGAGTTTAGATGAAAGGTTAATCTTTTCAGCTATTGGTACGTTGTCAGCTAACGATAAAGACATTGTAAATTCAGATGCAAGTGCTAAACTAAGACAACAAGGTGCATTGATTAAGCAAGGAGGTTTAAGTATAGATCAAGTTGTAACTGATTTTATAAATGAGAATGACCTTGACCCTGACATGGCTCAAGAATTTAGAAATACCCTAATAGACTTTGTTGATAGAGGTGATGCTTATGCTTGGATGAACAAAATAAGAGAAAGAGAAGCAACACCTGACCCCGATGCAATAAGAGAAAACGAATTTTATGATTACGCTTATAATCGTGCAATTGAGTATGATTTAACAGATGAAGAAATTGACGAAATAGAATTAGAACTAATAAAACTAAACGATTTAACACAAGAAGAATATGAAAACATCAAAAACCAATTCGCAGAAAGCGACAATGCAGCAGAAGAAGGAGTTAGTGGACTTGAAAATAAAGCAGATACTAGCAAAGAGAAAGATGCCCAAAGGAAAGCAGCTCTCGAAGAAGCCGTAAAAGAAGCTAAAAATGCTTATCAGGCAGTACAAACTAGATTAACCAAGGCTAAACAAGCAGCAGATAAAGCTGGGCAAGAACAACAGAACAATATATTCGGTGGTAAACCTGCCGATGCTTTGCTATTTGGAACTGATTTGCGCTCGTTAAATGAAAAAGTTAAGGAAAGACAAGCAGAAGTAGATAAAGCCAAGGAGAATTTAGATAAAGCACAATTAGCATTAGATAACTTTGTACCTAGCAATCAAGTTCAGTTAGAAGTAGAAGCTCCAACCGAAGCAGCAATAGTAAAAGACCCTATTTTAAAGCGTATAAACAAAGCATTTTTAAAGATAGGTACTGAAATACTTGACAATGCCGAAGCGTTAATGGCTAAAGCAAAAGAAATAACTAGTGGTGGTGGTAAGATTGATTTTAGTATGGTTCAAGCCACAAAAGAAGCTGAAAACATTAAACTTGAATACAACAAAGAAGGCAAACACTTAGCACCTAACGGTAAGCCAAGTAATTTAACAGAACAACAAGCTAAAATAGTTCGCACAAAAGCATTTAAAAATTGGTTTGGCGATTGGGAAAACGACCCTAAAAACGCAAGTAAAGTCGTTGACGAAAACGGAGAGCCTTTAGTTGTTTACCATGGTACAGGAAGTACTCTTACTGAATTTGATAAAAACAAAAGAGGATCAAATACAAATGCTAGTTCAGCAGAAAAAGGTTTTTTTGTTTCTGATACAAAAAGCATTGCAGAATCTTACAGAAGGGCATCTGAAATTGATAATCCCAACCTGGAAGGGCTTAAAACTGTTTTATCTAATCTGTCTGTAGAAGAATTAAAGCAATTTGGTAAGGGTGTAATGGGGTATGACATAAGGACATTTGATAAAGGTGATTATACAAAACAAGAAATAGAACAAGACTTATTTAGGGATATTGAAAACGATAGCGATGGGTATTACGCAGACAGAAGAAAACTTATTGAAAAAGCCTCAAAATACTTAAAAGAAAACAATATAGAGTTTTCTCCATACAAAAATACAGGTATGCTAATTGAAGGGTTTTTAAATATTAGAAACCCAAAAAAAATTAACGCAGAAAGTCAAATTGTTTTTGATATAGATTTACCAGAAATTATAGACAATTCTATATCTGAAAATAAAGATGGTGTTTGGGTTGAAAATGTTTACGATTCAGTTTCGTTTGATGAAAAAGGAAATGATACAGAAGAAGGCTCTATTATGGTTTTCTTTGAACCTAATCAAATCAAACTTGCAGATGGTAGTAACACTACCTTTGATAGTAGAGTAAATGACATAAGATATAACACTACAGCAGGATTTGAAACAAGAGATGGTAGGCCAATAGGTTTTAGATATGATACGGACCAAGTAGCAAGAGAAAGGTTTGACTTCTCTAAATTAAAGCAAATAGGCAAAGGAAGCGACAGAACTGTTTTTGATTTAGGTAATGGTAAAGTTTTAAAAGTAGCACACACAGCAAGAGGATTAGAGCAAAATATTTACGAAGGAGATAGCTATTTAGCACAACAAGGTTTAATTCCCGAAGCATTTGAAAGAGGCCTTAATTATATTGTAGTTGAAAATGTTGAACCTGCTATAAGTATGCAATCAACAGCAACCAATTTTAAAGTAGAAAAAAGCGGAAAATCATTTATTATAGTTGGTGTAGATAATGGTTATGTATATGGTGTTAAGCATAAGACTATTGAAAGTGCTGAGGCTGCTATTGAAAAACTTGGAATAAGTTATGCTAATGAAATTGAAAATAAAAAGGCAAACGAAAAGTTAAATAAAATGTTGGCCGATTTGAAGAAATTTACCTATAAAGATTTTAACAACAAAACAGCAGACCTTCAAGAAGTATTAGAAAAGTATGATATTAGCGGTATCATGGATTATGATGTTCTTTGGGGAGATTATACAGCCAAAAGAAATTGGGGACTTAAAAACGGAGAACCGATACACTTAGACGGAGGTACTTTTGGTGGCGTAAAAATGCTTACTAGCCAAAAAGGAAATAAGCCATTAGACGATCCAGAATTTAGAGCAATTTACAATAAGAGTAAGCAGTTAAAAAAACAGTTCGGAGATACTGATAAAAACACTAGGTTCAATATTACTATGCCTAATGGTAGCCAAAAGCAAGTAAAACCAATTGACGTAGATGTAGTAAATGGCTTTTATTCTCCACTTGAGAAGGTAATCAATGAAGCCAAGCAAGATAAACTTCCTGCAAAGCAATGGATTGAAAAGTTTGCTAAAGGCGAAGAAGCTAAGTGGACAGGGCTAAACGATTGGTTAAATACTCAACAAGGTTCAGTATCTAAAGCCGACATTCAACAATACCTAAAAGAAAATAGGATTGAAGTTGTGGAAGTGGTGAAGAAGGATGATGCAGATTCTTATAATATGGAAGATTATGAGAAATTTCCACAAGAAGTAACTGATGTTTTCAACGAATTTGATGATGATACAAGGGCTATTGCTAAAAGACTTAGAGAAATAGGATATGAGGTTGATATGGATATGGATGGCAGTATCCTTTCATTCAATAAAAAAGGAGAAGAAAATAAGTTTGCTAAAGCTACCAAATTCTCTCAATACCAATTAGAAGGAGAAAAGAGCAACTACAAAGAGGTATTGGTTACGATGCCAAGTAGAGAACCTAAAATTGAACCAAGAAAAGCAAGTGATTACTCGATTAAAGTAGAAAATGAAAGTCAATTTACAGGACAAAGGGATGTTATTATCCTAAAAAATGGAGTAGAAAGCGGAAGAAGATATGGCACAAGGTCAACAGATGAAGAAATTATAAACGACTACATCTCTAAAAGGGATGCAGAAGATTTAAAACAAAAGAGAAAAGAAGGTCAATTCAAATCTTCCCACTTTGAAGAACCAAACATCCTTGTTCACCTCCGAATGAACACCCGTACTGATGCGCAAGGGAACAAGGTATTGTTCCTTGAGGAGGTACAAAGCGATTGGGGCCAACAAGGTAAAAGAGATGGGTTTGCTAATGAAAAAAACAAAAAAGAAGCAGAACGACTTAAAAAAGAAATTGAAGGCTTATCACAAGAAGATTTAAAAATACCTTTATCTCCAAGAGTTCAGTCATTAATGAATGAGTCTGATAAACTAGAAAATGAAAGCAGAACACCATCCGCTCCCTTCGTAACCGACACCAACGCTTGGACTAAGTTAGGTTTAAAAGTAGCCCTTAAAGAAGCAGTAAAACAAGGTGCTGATAAGATAGCATGGACAACAGGCGAGCAGCAGAATGAAAGGTATGATTTGAGTAAGCAAGTAGATGAATTATACATTACAAAATCAGACAAAGATGGTTCTTTTAGGGTTGAAGCATTTAAAAACGGAGAAAAAACTGTTTATAATGCTGAAAATGCAAGTAAACTTTCAGATATAGTAGGTAAGGATATAGCCGATAGAGCCGACAATGGGATGGAAACGTTTAAAGGCAACGACCTAAAAGTTGGCGGCAAAGGTATGAAAGGCTTCTATGGCTCACCAACAGAAGGCAGCTTAGGCATAGTAGGTAATGTAGCAAAGAGTTTGTTTAAGCAAGAACCAAAAACGGTAAGTATTGATGTAAATGAAAGAGGGAAATCAACAAAGGATTTTGATGGGTTAAAAGAATCTTTGCAGTTTGAGAAACAACTCGCAGATAAAGGTAAAACGGGTATAGTTTCAACTGTAAATAAAGATGGTTCTTACACTATTGAATGGAACGAAAACAAACCTACCACCCAGCACTCAATAGACATAACACCCGAACTAAAAGCGGAAGTAGAACAAGGACAACCTTTATTCCACTTAAACGACAAAGGAGAAATACTAGGCTTTACTTTTAATGGTAAAATATACCTAAACGGAGAAAAAATAACAGCTAATACAACAATGGAAGAAGCTGGGCATATTTGGATTAATTGGGCAAAAGAAAACCGTTCAGACTTATACCAACAAGGTATTGAAAAGGTATCAGGAAGCAAATATTTAATCGAAGTAAACAATAACCCTAACTACCAAGCAGAAGCCCTTAAAGCAGGGGAAAAAGGCAGCGAAGCGTATAATGCTTATATGCAAGAAGAAGCATTAGCAAAAGCAATAGCTGATAATGGTGCTAAGTTTGTTACAGAAACACGCAAAGCTAATTTCAGAGAGTGGGTAACTGCAATGTGGAAAGAAGTTGTAAAAGCCTTTGGAATACAGAAATTAACACCTAGCGAAGTAAAAGGTTTAACCTTGGAGCAATTTGCTAAAATGGCAGCAGCAGATGTGTTTAGTAATAAAGAAGTAGCGGTTGAGCCTTCCGCAATAGAGAAAGGTCAAGCATTGGGTAAGGGTAAAATTTTGCCTAATGCTTCAATTCAAAATACAATAGATAACGCCAATTACACACCAAGACGTAAAAACAGCGTAATGGTAAGACTTCCTATTGATTTTGTTTTGGACAACCAAGAAAAAGACTTTAAAGTAGAAAGAGGACGCAATGAAATTGGCAATAGAATTGATAAGGCAAAAGAATTTTTAAGCAAAAATCCAAAAGACTTAGAAGCAAGTGATATTTACATAAAAGATAGTGGGAAAGATAAAGGCAAAATTGGATTTGAAGATGGAAGACATAGGCTTATTGCAGCAAAAGAACTTGGAGCAACACACGCATACTTTGAACTTCCTGCAACAAAAGAACAGTTTGATGCTTTAAATTATTTATTATCAGAATTTGGAAATGAAAAAGGAATAGACCAAACTGAATTATATTCAACACAAGGCGATTTTAGAATAATACAAACCTCAGATAATACCTTTCTACTAAACAAAGGAGAAGATATTTATGTGGCCAAACTAAACGAATCGGGAGGTGTAGATAATTTAGAAGTTACCAAAAATGGTAAAAAAATAAAAAGCGATCAAAGTATAGAGCAAGCAATACAAACGCACTTGCAAAATATTAACCCTAAATCAAACACCAGAAACATAAACAAGTTTTTAGAAGAAGGGCAAAACCCACAAATAGCAGAAGCAGTAGAAGCAACACTAAAAGGCGAAATGAACGCTGATGATGCTGCTGTTTATTTGGACGAAAAAGGTATTGAAGTAACACAAGATATTTACGATAGCCTTAGAGGTGCTGAAAAGCAATATCAAAAAGAAAAATCGGGAGTACAAGTTGGCGATACGGTCATGGTTAAAGGTAGGAATGGAAACCCTAACTTTGAAGCGGATTTTAGAGGATTGGATAAAAATGGCAAGTACATTGTTTATGATAAAAAAACAGGTTCAACTTATTCTATAACCAAAGAAGAGATAATTACTCCTGCAAGTAAAGAATCCGAATTAGCTGATTTAAAGGAACAACTAAAGAAAGCCAAACTAACAGCCACTAAGAACGAGATACAAGCTAAGATTGATGCTTTAGAAGGTAACGAACCAAAAGCACCAAGAGGTCCAAGTGATGGATTAGGAAGTAGAACTGCAGCAAACACAAACACAATTACTCCTACTCAAAACGCAGAACGAGTAAGTATGAAATTTCATTTAGAGCTCAAAAAACTAATTGAAGGTATTGGAGTGCCAATAGCAGAAAGAAACTTATCTAAACGCTTCCTAGGTATCTTTAAACATAGAAGTATGAATATTCGTGTTCAGAGTTTATTTGGAGTGGCAACAGCAGCTCACGAAACTGCACATTGGGTAAGTAAAAAATTTGGTATTGGAGAATCATTAAGAAATAAATCTGCAATAGTAGCAGCAAATCCTAATGCACAACTAAACAAGGACATAAGAAAAGCCTTGACCAATATTTACATAGAGTTTTATCCTAATGCTAAAAAAGAACATAGCCTTTATTTAAGAGTTGAAGAGGGTATTGCAGTGTTAATGGAGCATTATTTAACCGATCCAACCGACATTGCAAATCGTTATGGAATTTTGGTAGATAATTTTATTGCACCAACTGGTTTGTACTATCATCCTAAATTTACAGAATTACTTGGTAAGTTAAACAATTTTATTGGTGAGTATTCTAATTTAACTCCTAATGAAAAAATAGGTTCAAGAATAGTTAGTGGAGAAGAAGTAACTAAGAAAAATGAAGGATTTACACCGGCACAATCAATTATAAATGGATGGGTAAACTCGGCAGAGCCATTAAGAAGAGCTGATAATATTGCAGACGCAGGTTTAACAGAAGAATCTGCAGAAGTAGCACATTTAAGATGGTTAAGCCGAGCAGGTATTATTGCTCCTTGGATTACAGGCGATAAACACGCTTTAACACTAGATGGTAATGGTAATTGGAAAGAAGTAGGAGCAAGTGTTAAAGATTACCTAAAACTTATCAAAGGTAAAGAAAGAGAATTTAGTCAATACCTTGTAGCAAGAAGAAACCTTGGTGATGTCAACTATTTAACTGAAATGGAAAATGAGTTAGCAGAAATACTAGCTAACATTGAAAATGAAGAAGATTTAACAAAAGAAGAGATTGAGGAAATAAATGAACTTTCGGCTCGTATTGAAAAACTCAAAAAAATTATTAAAAACGATAATTTTGACATTCAAGAAGTAACAGCAACAGTTAGAATGTTTGAAAATCAGTTTGAAAGACCTGTTGCTATTTACGACAAATTAAACAATGCTGTAGTTGATTTTGCTCAAAAATCAGGGTTATTAGATAGTGAAAAAGCCGAGGCGTACAAAGCAAATAAAACTTATGCTTCATTTAAAAGATTAATAATTGATGACATTTCAAGCAATGTATTAGCACCAGGAACAAGTTCTCAATCACAAGTAAGCGCATTTAAGCAAAGGTCAGGAAGCGATTTATCAATAGTTGACCCTATTTATTCGCAAATCCAATTTATATCCGAAACCTTGAATAAAGGTATGCAAAATATGATTTGGCAAAGATTAGCAGCACTTGGAAATGATAATGTAGAATTAGCGCGAAGATTTGAGAAAGTAGAAACCATAAGAGCAGTTGATCCTATTAGTGGTCAAATTAGCTATCCTCAAATGGGTAAAAAGGGATTTGTTATGGTAAAAACTAATGGCAAACCAAGTTTTTATTTGGCAGCACCAGAATATGTGGCTTTGGCGGAAACCTTAACACCAAAAGAACTTGAAACTATGTCTTTTGTATTAGTTAAGGCATCAGGTTTATTTAGTAGGCTTACAACTTCGGCAAATCCTTTATTCCCACTTGTAAATATTCCTATTGATACAATTTCAGCATGGATGAATACTAAAACAGGTTTTATTCCAGGTTGGAGTCAAATGAGAGTTATACCTCAAATGGCTTCGTATGCAAAAGATAAAGCAGCCTATTCAGTAAAAAACTTAGCTAATAGGGCAATAGATATTTTGCACAATATGGCTATTATTGGCAAATGGTTTAATGGCATTAAGAATATTCCTATTAAAGATTTATCACTTGACGAGCAAAATCTATTTGCAAAATATTTGGCATTAGGAGGAAGTACCCAAACACTTTCGGCCTATCAAAATATGTCACCAGAGGATATGATTAAAGCGATAACTGAGAAAAATTTAATAAAAAAAGCTGTTCAGAATATTGACGATTTCACTTTGGGGATATTAGAAATGCCAAGCAACGCTTCTGAATACATGACTAGATTTGCTGAGTTTAAAAGAGCAAAAGACCAAGGTTATTCGGATGACGTAGCAATGTATATGGCAGCTCATGTATCAGTTCCATTTATACAAAGTGGCACTTATGGTGGACAAGTAGGTAAAACAACAGTAAGAGCAGTTCCTTATTTCCATGCTAGTATTCAAGTAATATCTAAGTTTGCTCAAACAGCTAAAAACGATCCAGTAAGAACAGCAACTATTGGTGCAGCCTTGGTAGCTATTAAAATTAGCCAAACATTGTTAACTATGGCATTGACAGATGATGATGATAAAAGAATGTTGGCCGAGCAAGAACCAAGCGAATTTGGTAAGTATGTGTATGTGCCAAATAAATTATTTGGAGGTAAAGGTTTTACTAGAATAAGGTTTAGTAACGAGTTTGGAACAATATCAGCACCTATCGAAATGATGATATTACAAAACAAAGGCTTGGCACATTATAATTTTAAAGATTATTTAGATGCTACCACTGTAGCAGTTCCACAGCAATTCAACATATTGAAACCTGTAGAAGCAGCTTGGGCTTATGCACCTCAAATAGTAAAACCTTTGTTAGAAACAGGGTTTAACGTAAGAACCTATCCTAATGTAAGACCAATAGTACCTTATGGTATCAGTTTTAAATCTCCAATGAATCAGTACAATCAATACACTACTGAAACATCAAAATATCTAGGCAAACTAATGGGCTTATCTCCAATGAAAATTGATTATTTTATGAAAGCTCAATTTGGTAAGGTGCCAGATATGTTAGTTCGAAAAATAGAGCAAAAATGGTTTGACAAAGAAGATAAATCAAGAAGTCAAATATTCCTTCAAGAAGAGCAATATGTATTAGCAGGTAAAAACTATACAGATTTTTATGAAAAAAATAAATATTGGCAAGAGTTATATAATGATATTCACGTTAGAAAGCATAAAGGAGGATATACTCAAGAACAACTTGAAACAATTGAAAATCATAAAATATTTGATAAAACTGAGGATAAAATAAAACAAATGCGCGAGAAGGTAAATGCTGGTATTGAAATACCTGAATACTTAAAACAATCTGCTTTTGAATTATTAATAGAATTAAATTCATCAGATAAACCATATCTCTTAAACAATAAATATTTACAATTTAAAAACAATTTTTACAAAGCATTCCCATAAACCAAACAAAAAACCATGAAAAAACTAACGTACCCTTTAAAGGAAGAGGCTATAAGCCTATTAAATCAACTATTAGAGTTGGAATTTGACCAAAGCTACACTTGGACTTATATTGCTATGTGCATGCAAAATAATGGCTACTTTAGGGCAGCAAATTATTTTAGCGATGAAGCCAAAGAAGAACGAGGCCATGCAAGTAAGCACATTGAATATTTACTCGGTAGAGGTTACGAAGCTAAATTGCCAAAGATAGCAGCACCAGATTTAGAACTAGAAGACCTAAAAGGAGCAATTAAATACGGCTTTGAGTTAGAAAGCGAAGTAACTGACAAGTATGTAAAAATAACTCGTAAGATGTTAGATATTGACCTTTTAACGTACAACTTTTTATTGCAGTTTCTAACAATACAACAAGATGCAGTAGCAAAGTATTCGGATTTGTATTCTCAAATTGATTCAGCAAAAAACGCAAATGATCAGAAAGAAATGGAGAAATGGATATTTGGACATGAAGCAAAAGAGGAAGTACCATTACCTATTGTTCAATAATTTAACTTGCAAAATATAAATCAATACTTTAGATTTGTTGCTCACAATTAAAACCCAATAAATAAAATGGCAGCTTTAACAACAGTAAGTGTTTATGCGATAAACCTAACCACTTACACAACACCAATTTCGGTTGGAATCCAAACATCAAATGTTCGTTCTGTTAATCCGGTAAGAAATGGTGATGGCAAATGGATTGGAAAGTATCAACCAAGTAGCTACAATCTGATTTATTCAGAAATTGTAGTTGGCGCAGACCAAATGACATCAGATGTAAACTACTACTATGCAAATAGAACTGTAGCGCAAATGATTACTGCACTAAATACTTAGTATTAAGTCTAAAAACCATTTAAAATAAGCCATTCGTTAATTCGGATGGCTTATTTTTTTTCACTTGACTTAAAGACACTTGCAAGTATTATTGTGTAGGAATTAGGAAATTTGTGGAAAGCAATTCTATATTCGCCAAATCAAAAAGCAAGTAATTATGACACAAGAAACGAGTAACAAAAAACGAAGAGAGATTAGAATTTTAAGCCCATCCGAAGATTTAGTAAAAGCTATTGAAAGAAGAGCGTTGGTTGAAAACAGGACAATAACTAATATGGCTGAAACAGCTTTAAATAGTTTTTTTAAAATTAAACCTAAGAAATAACATGGCAGAAACAACAAAAGCAAAACCGCGCCTAATAGAAAGTGGGTTTTACGCTCGTCACATAGAAGGCAAAAAAGTAATTGATGTAGGAGTAGGAAGAATAGATACTTATGATGGAGCTGACCCGATATGCGATTGGGCGGAAATGCACGATAAAGACATTTGCGATGCAACTACAATGGAAGCATACGAAGATGAATTGTTTGATACAGTCTATGCAAGCCACATTTTAGAGCATTTAAACGACCCGGTTACAGCAGTAAAGAATTGGCTTAGAATATGTAAAAAAGGTGGTGTAGTGTTTATTTCAGTACCCCATAGAGATTTGTATGAACGTAAAAAGACTTTACCTAGTAAATGGAATGAGGATCACAAATATTTTTATTTGCCAGATACTTGTGAGCCACCTTGCACATTTAGTTTATCTAGTGTTGTTTGGTGTGGTATAAGAGAAGCTAAACCTAAAAACGTAAAAGTTGATATAGAAGTTATTGATACCTCAACTAACCACGATAAGCCCGAAGAACATGCTAACGGAGAATTTTCAATTGAATGTATAATTTATAAAAATAAATAATGGCAAAACCACAAAAATACTCACTAAAAATATACAATGGTAGAGTGAAAATTTACGCTGACGATTGTGTTATGTTTACATTTAATCAGATTGACTTTGTAGGATATTATTTTTATAAAGATGATACCGACTTGTATGGTTGTGATTTAACTTTCCTAAGACAAGGTGCAGGACAAGGCTTAATGGAAATCTATTTTAAAACTAAAGAAACTTGGTTAGCAGTAAACAAATTGTTAGACGAAAACTTATAACGGTAAACGGTTTTGCGTTAGTGCCGTAATAGAATTACTAATGCTTAAATTTAAAACAACAGCAAAATGGAAAAACAAAAGTTAAATAAAGCACAAAAGCAGGCATTACGCAAAACCGATGTTAGCGGTTCGTTGCCTTCACAAGAGTTGATTAGTATGCTAAAAGAGTGTAGATATATGCTTGTGTTATGTACGCTTATTGATAAATCTGGGCAATGTCAAGAGCTGGTTGACAAGGTTGATTCGAAGACTGGTTGGCAATGACCGCTAACGGTTGACGATATACGAAGGTGGGGATTAAGATGCACAACCCTTGCTTACCTCACAAAAGCAAATTAGATGCACAACTGTACAAATTTAGCACACAGCCCTACTTTTGTATAGCGTTTGTTATAGGCTGTTTTAATTAATAAATATGAAAGGTAAATTAGAATTTAAACAAGAAATTCAAGGAGATAAATTAGTTTATGCAGTGTATTACAACGAAAATAGTTGTGGTATAATAAGACCCGAACCTGACAGAGGTGCGTGGTTTAGATGGGGCAAAATTAGTAATTACGACACAACTATTGATGGTTGTAAATTATGGGTAACAGAATTATTTAACGACTTGGATGTATTTGTTGAGCGCTGTAAAAATAGCCTATAACGTGATGCAGCTACCCGAAGGAGGGGATTAAACAGTAAAAACTTTAAATTTAGAAACACAGATGAAAAAAGCACTTAACTTCAATTTTGCACGTCAGCCCCTCTTTTGGGTATATGCTGTTGTGCGTAGTTTTTTATACCGTTACGTTGATTGGGAGCGTATGTGGTACAACCCTAAATGTAAATTCAAAAAAGGGGATTTAGTCAAAATTAATTGGAAAGCAAAAGTTTATTTCAAAATCGACCTTGTAAAACCGTTGCCAACACAGCCAATGGTGTTTGATACAATTGATAACGACAATGTTGTTGATATGATTGACGGTGAAACTTGGAACTTATATTGGTTGTGTCGTGCTTAAAATTACGCACAACGTTCCGATTATTTGCGTTCGGTGGGGCGTTACACCACCAAAGATTGTTTAAAAAACTAAAGTTAAAAATATGCAGACAGATTCAAAAAAGCACGAAAACCCCACTGACGCAAATAATGTGTTATCGCCAGTTTTTTCTGAACAAGAAGTCAGAAGTTTGATACAAGCAATTTATTCAGAATTTGCTGAAACGAATTGGAAGTATCAGAACACAGAAACATTAAAAGGAATAATTAAAACCGAAGTTGAGCAACATCCGCTTAAACCAGTAAAGATATTCGTCAAGTAAAATTGGCGATAACGTTTTGCGTATTGGCGTTGTTGCCAACACTAATGTTAAATTGAAAAAATAAATTTGAAATATATG